TTATGGCGATGGCGGCCGCCGGCCACGCTTCTTCCTCTTGGTGAGGATTTGCGCAGCTTCGATGAGCAGTCTCGAAACGTGCTCGCTTTCGGCCTGCTCAAGTGTCTCGAGGAGTGGCCGCAGCGCATCGGCAATCCGGCTGGCGTCGTCCTTAGCTGATTCCTCGGCAGCGAACTTCGAGTTCGTCTCGCGTAGCTGCTCGACGATTTCCTTATTCAAGCTCTTGCCGCCCTTGCGACGCATACTATCCACGATGGAGGCGAAAAGATCGCTAGGCAACCGGACGTGAAAATGATGCGGCGGGTTCTTTTTCATGCCGCCACTTATCCACAATACCTATGCCGCTGAAATAGTTCCAGAATTAGCGATATTTGCGAAAGTGGTACTACTTTATTAACGCTGATCACAGGATGCGACTAGGTGAGACATTGCGCGAGCATAGACTTGGGCAGCGGCGGTGAACCAAGGGGAATGCAGTGCAGACCACAAACAAGATGGCCGACAAGGCCACAGCGCCCATTGAGGTTCGCCGGCAGAAGCTGATCATCGATGTGTTATGCCGACACGTGGCCTATGAGGCCCAGGCCGGTCAGGATCGAGCGATCGAAGAGGGCATCGCTGAGATGATCGGTGCCGCCGAATACCTCGTCCTGCGACTTGGCCGACGGCGCGCGCGGGATGCCGTGAGAGAGATGCTTGACGCTCTCTGAACGACCGAAAAACAAAGAAGAACCCCACCGGCCCGGAGGCCGATGGGGAGACTGCAATGGCAGAAAGTTGATGTTAGGCGCCAGGCGCTGGCGCGGGTGCCGGCGCTACTGGCGGGAGCTTCGCGGTATTTGCCGCGATGTCGGCGGTGTTCTTCTCGATGGCGTCGGCGACGGCATTGAGCGCATCCTGGCTGTCGCCGGTCCCAGTGCCGATACCGGCAGCGACGGCTGCTTCGACGGCGGCGGTGTTGGCGGTGATGGCCGTGGTCTGCGCGGCAACCGACGCGTTCAAACGATCCAAAGCAGTGGTCATTTCTTCGATCCTTTCAAGGAGCAAATGCTGGAGCTTGTAGTGCTGCTCCAGCATCCTCTTCAGTTCTTGGTTGGAGCTCATTTGGGAGTTCGCTCCGGTGATTGGGGGGGTACTCTGGGTGAAACGCTTACTGGTACGTCCGAAGATCACTTCGATCGTGCGATCTCCTTGGCAAGATCGCCGATCTCGCGGCGCATCTCGCTCAATTCGTCAACGATGCGGCTTCCGACCTCGATAAGCCGATAGACCGCCTGCCTCGCTCTGTCGGAATCAGTCTTTCCCGCCGCCAGCTCGGCTGTATGTGCCCTGAGAGCCGCCGCGAGTTCCCTGACTGCGCCGTTGTCGACAATCGCGCCGGCAACCTCCATCGTCTTTTCCGCCGGGGTCGGCTGGTTCTTCCCCCACCGATGCCCGAAGGCGGCGAGAATGCCGAGAAGGCCAAGGCCGATAACGTTCGCGATCGGAACAATCTGGTCCGCCTGAATGTCGAACATCAAATTGCTTTCCGCACTGCTCCTACATCAGCCCACGCTCGAAAGAGGTTCCACATTTCGATTGTCATGAAGGTCAGGTATCCGATCACGTCGGTCCCGCTTCCTCCGTCCAACGAAGCCAAGAAGACCCCGAGCGATATCTGACCCCAAAAAACGCAAGCAACGAAAGAAGCGCCTGCCCGTAGGTGTGGCGAATACTTAAATTGCTTGAACGTGCCATTGACTACCAGGGCGACCAACCGAATGAAGCCAGCCGCCATGCAGATGTTTGCCCAGGTCATCTCGGTCCCATATTGCGCGATCACGTCGAAAGACCGATTCCGACCAAACGTCATGGAATTGGCAGAGAGCACCGTTGACCAGCCGAACAGCGATGCCGTCATGATCCATTCCGTCACCCGCATCCCGAAATGCTGGCGAATACCCCCGGCGATCCGAAGGATGATCATGTTACGGTTTCCACCCGCACCATTGCACGCCGAGGGCGTTGTGCGTGTTCATGTCGTCCAGCTCGGGCCTGGTCATCACGGCGAAGACGGCCGCGCTCGGCCGCTGCGGCTTGTTGTGGTCGCACCAGACTTGTCGGGGATTGTCGACGGGCGCCGTTGTCGTGCATCCCGCCAACGCAGCGCAGAGCGCCAGAGCACTTAGGACCTTACCCATGGGGCGGCCTCCGCTTTTGCCTGAGCATCCGTTTGGCTTGTGACCTTGCTCGCGGAGGCCGTGGCTTCACGATCCATTTGGATGCGGTCCTGCGCGGCGACGAGCTGCCCGGCCGCCTGCTTGTTGCGCTCGGCTGCGGCACCGGTGACGCGGCCATGCATCCAGGCGCCGGCGGCGGCGAGGATGCCCGCGCCGATGGCCAGGATCGTCGGATTGGAAATCAGGAAGGCGATGAGCGCCGTCATTCGTTGCTCTCCTTGGAAAATCGAAGGCCGTGAGGATGTCGCGTGCCTGGATGTCGTTCATTGGCCCAGGTCTGCGGCTGGATCTTGAAATCGATGGGGAGGCCGGTCTGCTCTTTCAGCCACCCCGAGAGCGCGACGGTGTGCAAGAGCCACTTGGTATCGAACTCGAAGTTGCCGGTGCTGAAGTCTCTTACATCGGGGAATTCGCGATGGAATGCCTCGTCTTCAAGGATCAGCACGACGTCGACATCGCGCCAGTCAGGGCGCTCCAATGCGCTCCCGACGACATAGCAGCCGAATCCGCCATAGGCGTCGTTCAGGTGCTTGCAGGCAAGTTCGAGCTTGAACACTGCCGGCACGCCGATATGGCTGGCTTTCTTGCGCTTCTCCGCAGGCTTGTCCGGCTCGCTCAACACGACACCCATACGCCGGGCTGCGATCCGTCGAATGCGCCAAGAAAGCCATGCCAATGCCCGACGTCGTGCACAGATGGCGAAAGCACCGGCGCCTCCAGATTGCCGTTCCACTCCCAGGACGGTGACGCATGCGGCCGGAAGGCCAGTGCGCCAATCTTCCTGCAGCCGCACGGGCAACAGAAGATCATGCCGGCCGGGAACCGATCGCCTTCTCGGTAGTACTCGAAGGCCCCAGGCGTCGCCTCGACCTTATCGATATCGTCAAAGAGGGTCGCCTTCACCGGCTCTGTCTTGACCTCGCTCATAGCAACCACACCACGAGCACGCCGGCGACGAAGCCGATGACGTAGGGCAGCGCCGCAGCGATGTAGGGGATGGCAATTTGCTTGAAAGCCTCCACCTCACGCGCCCTTGCCGAGGTTCGGGTCATTCCTGCGGCGCGCGATTTCAGTCAGCACGCCCATACCAAGCAGATAGAGCGGCACATAATTCGCGGGCACATATGCCTGAAACAGCGACGGATCGAGCGCCATGAAGGCGCCGAACACGATGCCGCCTAACACTTGGAGGCGAGCCAGCAAAATGGTCTCGCTGTAGGAGAAAAACGCCTTGATCTTTTCCAGCATGGATTTTTCCTTTTCAAAAGATGCGATGGAGCCAGTCGATGATTTCGTGCCAGTAGATCGTCAGCGCGGCGAGCACGCCGACAGCACCAATGCCAGCGCCGGCAGGGATGGCAGGCTTCGCCACAGGAGCAGCGGGAGCGGGATCCGCCACTACAGCGGGCTTTGCTTCGGCGACAGCCTGCGGAGCCGCCGAGGGTGGCGTTGCGGCTGGCTGAGGCTGTGCGGGCGCGGGCGCGGGCGAAACGGCAATACCGCCATTGGTCTGCAAAACCTGAAGGGCTGCGACGACGCGGCGTGTCAGCATGATGCGATCGGCCTCGGCGTTGGCCGGCTTGTCTGATTTCGGGTTTCCCCGATTGATGCCGCGGCTGACCGCGGCGGCATCGTTGCGATCGGCGTAGACGTTGAGCTTGTTGTTCTGCCAATACCAGAGCGATGTCGCGAAGCCGACGGCTCGATCGGTAGCGACGAGTTCAGGTGTCGCCTCGAGGTCGATATCGGGGCGGCCGAGGAGCGCGCGGACGAAGGCCGTCGCGGCGCGATAGTTCGCCCGGCCGGTGAGTTGGATGGGACCGCGCCCCTTGTACCGCTTGCCGTCACCAGCCTGCGTATTGCCAAGATCGGCGCGGCCTTCATAGGCAGCGCCACTGGCATATTCCTCATAGGTCCGGAAATAGTTGCTCTCGACGCCGCACTGGCCAATGAAGTGGCCAAGCCGAAGCACGCTGCCGAGGAGGTCTCCGGCTTTCGGCAGGGCCGCCAGGAACGGGCCGAGGTTCGCCGGATTGGCATGCGGGAACAGTGGCGCGAGATCAGCGGCACTCGGGTACACGAGGCGCGCGGATGCCGCGCCCGCTGGTGACAGGTCCATGGCATTTCCTTTTGGATTTAGATACAGATCGCCTCAGGCGCACTGGAGTAAGACTATGAAACGTCTTGTGATTAATCTTGACCGATCAGTTGACCGGCTGGCTCATGTGACTTCCGAATTCGCGAAGATCGGTATTGCGTTCGAGCGGGTATCGGCTGTTGATGCCTCTGCCGGGTCTCCGATCCCCGCTTCACCACATCTTACCAAGTCGCAAATTGCCTGCTCTCTAAGCCACCGAAAATGCTGGCAGATCATTGCCGATGGCGAGGATCAATACGGCGCAGTCTTCGAGGATGACGCTGTACTCAGCAGTGATGCCGGCCCATTTCTTTCTGATTATTCTTGGGTTCCGGGCGACGCTGATATCGTCAAACTTGAGACGATGTTCGAGAAAACGAGGATCGGCAGTCAGCAGATCGAGGTCGGCAACGGATACGCAGTTGCCCGGCTTTTCGGTTCCCATTCAGGTACCGCCGGCTACCTCATTTCGAAATCGACCGCCCGGAAGCTGCTCCACCACACCAAGCGGCGCATCTACGGTGCGGCGGACCATTTCCTGTTCGATGTCACGTCCCTCACCTGCATTCTCAGTAGGAACTACCAGTTGACGCCGGCCGTATGCGCTCAAGCGCACCGCCTCCACCAAGAAGACCCACTTCCGACGCTCATCCAGGTTCCGCACCGGACCAAGAGGCCGATCGCCAAAATTCGCTCAGAACTTATGAAGGCCTTTGGTCATTGTTGGCACGGCACCATCTGGGGTACCCGTAAGGTGAAATTCGTGGAGTTCGGAAAACCCTTTACGGCGCTAGAATAACTCCCGGATTCTGCCGCAACCGCCGAGCCAGGAGGTAAGTGCTTGTGTTGAGAGAAAGCTACTTGATGTTCATGTTGCGCTGGCATACGCGCCGCCGATGGATGCGGCCGCGTTCACGCAACGACCAGATCGAGTACGATTTCTTTCAGATGATGAAGGAAATCCCCGCCGACAGCCTGTTCGTCGATCTCGGCGCAAACGTAGGAGATGTGACGAGGCACGCACTCAGCTACGGCATGAGAGTGATCGCTTTCGAGCCCGATCCGGTGGCCGGGCGGATGCTAACGAAAAGGTTCGGCAACAATCCCCGCGTTCAGATCATACCGAAGGCGATCGGCGGATCGTCCCGACGTGCCACATTTCATCAGCGCCACGACGTAACCACTAAGTTCCGAGAGACGGAGTCATCTTCTCTGATCTTCACTTCAGAGCACGTGAACGGTCACGCCTTTGAAGTTGAGGTGGTGGACATCGTCCAGTTTCTGCGAGGTCTCGGCGAGCCTGTTGCCGTTTTGAAGATGGACATCGAGGGCGCCGAGGCGGAATGCCTCGAAGCCATAATGGATGATGGTGTCTACCGTTCGATTGGCCGGATCCTGGTCGAAACCCATGATCGGTTTTCCCCGGACCTGGGCGCCCGAATCGGCAAGTTGCGCGACCGCATTGCGCAAGAGGGTATCGGCAACATCGATATGGACTGGGGATAGGCTCTCCCTCAGCAACTGGGGGCTGCTGTTAGCCCCCATGCGAACGTTTGATCTTGGTTGCGGGAACCAGGCTCACACCGCGAGCGTTGGTGTTCCGTTTCAGTCTTATGGCGCTAATATGACGTTGGGGTCGAGGCCTAGCGCCTTCACGAACGATACAGCGTCAGGGTCATCGCAGTTGACGAGCGGCTTGTCGGGCGCAAACCACCGACCGAGCAGATCCGGACTGGCCGTAAACATCGCCCAGGCCTGCGTCATCTGTTCTTTCGTGAGCCGCGTCATCACAGTGGATTTCAGGACGGTGATTGGCGGTGGCGCCGGCGGCGCGTAGCCAGGGAACGCCGTCGCCAGTTGCGCATCTGTGGCATAATCGAGGAAGAGGACTTCGCCGGCCTGCGCGACGTAATCGAGATCGACGGCCCGCATCGAAAGACCGCCATTCGAATAAGCAAACATCAGAGACTATCCTCCCATCCGCCCAGGAACACGGCGGCGCCACTGCCGTCGCTTGCAACTGCAATAGACAAAGCCTCCAGCACCATTTCCAGGCGGCTGTTTGGTGTAACTGTCGGATATCCTTGACCGTTTGAGCCCTGGATGCCGTTGTTTGTGCCGCCATACGTGGTGTTCGGGGCAACAATCAGATTAGAGAGCGAGCCGGTTTTATAATAGCCAGTCGTATACAGGTAAACTTTCGATGCCGTAGAGGGCACGAAATTCGCCAGTGAAACGCTCACCATGGTCGGAGAGGTCAGAGAAAAAGTGCCTTGAACGCCGCTCACTATTACTGGGGACAGCGTCGGATTGGTCCCGAGTACGATCTGAGCGGACTTGTCATACTGAACCTTGAACCTGAGCTTTGAGCCAGAGTCATAATAGGTCGCGCCGACGCGCGCCTTGAAGGTATACCCGGCAGGCATGGTCGGCGCGGTCGAGCTGAGCGACAGCAGCGACGCCACGGTGTTCGTCGTGGCGTTATAGATGACCCATTCGTAGTAAAAGGTCGAGGCTGCGATCGTGCCTGTGTCGAGGCCATTGGCGCCCGACGTGCCAGTGGCATAGGAGACGTTGACTGCAGTGGCCCGATATGTGTTGCCAAAGGTGTCCTCGAGAACCAGTTGGTCGGCGGTGATCGTACCGGCCGTGATCGAGGTCGTGACGATTTTCAGGTTCTTGCGGGCAACATTCGTCGGCGATGCTGCAATGACTTCCTGGACGCGCCAGCCCGTCGAGGTGGTATCATACCAGAGGTTGATCGACTGTGACGGCTGGACAATGATCGGCGAGCTGATCAGAAACCGATTTGCCGCCAGCGAGCCCGCATTGTTGCCCAGCAGAGTAAGGTTGGCCGTACCGATGTTGGTGAGGAAGAGGAAGGCATTTGTCGCGCTGGCGGAAAGGCCGGTCAGCACCGAACCAGCCGCATTTGGCGTAAGTCGCAGGACAGAAGATGTCGCAAGGTTCGCTGGAGCGTAGTCGTTGGTGTTGCCTGCGGCCAGCGCGGCCGGCGAGATGACGCCGGTCAGGGCAAACAGCCCGGAATCGGTTACCGATGTGGCGCTCAAGCTCTTGTTGATGAGAGACTGAACGCTGGTCAGGTCGGCTGTGATGGACGTGTTGATCGAAAACTGCGAGCCGACGAGGTTGAGGCCATTGCCGGCGGTATAGGTGCCGAGACCAGCAGTCTGGGCGAACGTGATCGGATCGGTGCCGATGTTTGGATTGTCGGTGCCGTTCTGCGCCCAGGTCGTCGATGCGAACGTTGCTCCAGCAACGATGAATGTCTGGTCGCCGAGGTTGATATCAGCGGAGAGATTGTAATAGGTCGTTCGCGTCAGGACGAACGGTGCGCCGGCGCCGCCAGTCGCGGTGACCGTGTAGACGCCATTTTGGAACGTCGACGCCTGGTTCTTGACCAGGATCACGTCATTGACGGCTACTGCGGTGCCATCGACAGACAAAGCGCCGTTGGCAGTCGCCGTGAGCGTGGCGCCGACGCCAGAGGTGCCGTTCGCATAGGTGACGGTCGGAAGCGCGGCCGTTGTCGCGTATTTCGAAGCCGGCATCACGGTCGTGGCATAGATTGCTGCCTGCACATAGGCAGTCGTCGCAATCTTGTTCGAATTGTCGGCCGGTGTCTGCGTGACGGCGGTGGATGCCGTGCCGAGCGCAACAGTTGAGCCGTTCGCGAACACCAGAGGTCCAGTCCCGGTCCCATCGGGCACGGCTGTTGCAAGAGTTGCGCTCGTGCCGGCCGCGAGGAAGGCCGCCATGTTGGAGGCAAGACCGGAGATGTCTCCGATTGCCGGCTGGGCGAACGTTGGGTTGCCGGACGTGTCAACGCCAGTCCCGAACTGGTGAGCAGGGGCCGCGGCGGACCTCACGCCACCCAAGGCCACCGTTTGTGGCACGGGAAGATCAGCCCCAACCAGTGCGCGGAATGAGGGGGGCCCGCTTCCAAAGCCTGGGGTCGCGAGAATGAGGTTGTTGGACTGCGATCCCAGAGAGATTCCGCTGTCCGCAAAAGCCGTTCCGTTCGTGTTTGAAAAAGTGGGTATGTCGCCCACTACGGAAGTGGAAGGCCCGACGACGTTGCCGTTGCTGATCGGCCCGATGGTTTGGCCGCCGATCTGAAAATACAGGCCACTGATCGTCGTCCAGAAATCGCCGTTGACCGGCGCAGCTGGGGCTTGTCCTGGAGCAACGTTGAAACCGGCAGCGCTAGACGTCGATGGAGCGGTGCCTAGCGGACCCTGCATCGCATCGCCGCCCCGGTTGACCGGGGTGTAGCCGAGCGCATCCTGCTTTGAGGCGAAGTATGAGGTCCACTGGCCCGGCGTCGGAACGAAGCCATAGCTAAACGTCACCATGAGAACCAATCCGATTTTTTTGTGAGGAGTCGCAGGTCGCGCGATCACAGGCGCTATGGCGCCAGGATTACTGCAGGGTCGAGTTCGAGCTCGTTGACGAAGGAAATCGCGTCAGGAATTTGCCGGCCAGGTCGTCACAGACGAAGGCGGCGACAGCACCCCGGCCGACGTTGTGATCGTTCCGGCCTTGATCGCGGTAATCACGTCCGACAGTGACGTGAACGTGCTCTGGATGAACTGGTTCACATCGTTGAAGATCGTGGTGATCTGCGTCGCCGTCAGGTTCTGCGTGGTGCCATCCGACTGCACCCAGGTAAATGTCGCGCCGGAATTGGCCTGAGCCATCGAATAGGCACCCAGAAGAAGCGTCAGGGACGCCGGATCAGTGGCGGCCTTCACATTGACCGGTGCCTGGCTTGTTCCGACGTTGACGGTAATGCCGCCGCTGGCGATCTGCTGCTGGATCTGGTTTGCACCAGCCATCAGTTCATTGGCCAGTGAAAAGCCAGGTGGTAGCGGTGGCGAAAATGCCGTGCCGTTGTACGTATCTCCAATGTTGGCTGCATTGGATGCAACGGCCAGGCTGTCAGCTACCCAATCGTCTGCCTCGATTGAAACTGAAACGACAGTGGTACGATCACTGCTCAGATGTGCAACGCGGATCATTTTTTCACCTCACGAGAATTCAAAGACGACAACGACACCGGCACCTCCTGCGCCTCCCTGGGCGTTAGGCGTGCCGCCGTCAGCGCCACCGCCACCGCCACCTAGAGAACCGGGACCGCCTGCGACGCCTGGGCCGCTCCCAACCTGATTTGCGCCGCCGAACCCGCCGCCGCCCCAGAAAGAAGATCCGCCACAGCCGCCATCCTCGCCTGAACCGGGGGAGCCGCCACATCCAGGCATCAACAGGGTTCCTGCGGTGCCGACGCCGACCGACTGGCCGCCCGCACCATTTGAGATGCCGCTACCGGAAGAATACCCGCCGCCGCCGCCGGTTGCGACGGCAAGAGAGCCGAATGAAGTCGTTCCCCCACTACCGCCGGGGAGGAGAGAGCCGAACGATGCGTTCGGTACGCCTCCGGCCCCGATGGTGACGACCTGCGACCCGACCGGGCCGAAGTAGAGTGCCGTTCCACCAGCACAGCCGCCGCCGCCGACGATGTTGCCCCCAGCGCCACCGCCACCAGTCGCAAAGGCGAGCATGTTATTTGCGCCAGACGTCGGAGTGTAGGTTCCACTCAGCGTGAAGACCCGCACATTGACGAGCGCTGCGCTATGGATCAGCGAGGCTACCTGCGAGAGCGGGACCTTGCGATCAACGCCGTCCGAACCGACATGTTGAGCGATGGTATCAGTGAGGGAAAGAGCGCCAGTCGGCGCCAACAGGCTTGAGATGTTGAGGGAAAGAACCTGCTGGGCCGTTGTAGCAAGGCCGGAGTTGGCTGCCACGGTGGCAACAGGATTGAGCAGCCGAAACGACGTTGTCGCTAGGTTATATTCGAGCATGCCAGTGCCGCTGGCCGGCCATTGATTGGGGGTCAGCGCGGTGCCATCCATGTTGACGATCGGATGTGATCCCAGCGTCTGAATGTTGCCGGTCATGCTGCCGTTGTTTGGCGTTGCGACCTTCTGAATGATGTAGAGCTGGCCATCGGCATAGGCGCTCGGCGCAGGCAGGACATTCGCGGTCACGACGTTCGCCGAACCGGTATCGAGACCCACCATGATCGGGGAGGACGATGCCCCGATATTGGTCCAGTGGGCGCCACCGGTATCCGGGTTGGATGTGTTGTTGTCGACGGTGCTGAGCCAGACGACGCCCGCAGTCGTGCCGGCCAGCAACGCGCCGAAGGGATAGCCGCCGATCGCTGTCGAGAACGCGGAATCGTATTGAACAAGTCCGCCAGCGTTCTGCCACTGCGACCATTCTGTGATCTGCCGCAGGATGCCGTTCATGTCCTGACCGAATGGCGGCACGCCGCCCGATCCCACGGGCAGGAAGTTTAGCGGCGGAAAGCCATCGACCAGGGAAGCCGCGCCATTCACGATCCCGATCTGCGAGGCTGTCGGAACGTTGCGGATATAACTCGGGTTTGCCGAGGCTCCCCAGACAACGGGAAACTTCGTCGGCAGTGCTGAAATCTGCATGGTTTTTCCTTAGATGATGACGACCGAGGCGCTGACGCCCGTTGGCTTCGGCAAGACGCCGGAATTCTGGACGATCGCGAGTTCCACCGGGGTGAGCTCGAACTCGAATGTGTATGTCATCGTCATCGTCGCGATGGCTGAGCCCGCATAGAACGATGCCTGGTTGAACCCGACGGAATTCAGCGATTCCTGAAAGCCGAACCATGTCCCGTCGTTGCCGCCTTCAGTGACGTAGGCGTTGCCCCTATTCGGGAAGAGGCCGAGCAGGATCTGATTGATTGCCGGGATCGAACCGTTGGTGATGTTCGCAGCCATCTTGGCAAAGATCAGCCGGCGATAGGCTTCGTCCGAAAGCGCGAAATTGCTCGTCAGCGTAGTGCCGGAATAGAACGAGCCCTGCCCAAATGGATCGGATCCCGGCGTCGCTTCCTCGAAACCAAACCAGTCGCCGGCGGTGACCTGCAGGACGCGGTTGACGCCGACGATGCGCCCCCAAATGTCGAGCCCGTAACCCTGCGCTGTATCGACGTTCCAGATGTAGTCGAAGAACGCATCGAAATTGGCGGTCTGGTCGAGATAGGCGAAGAGGTTTCCGATCAGCTGCGTCAGGGCTGGCGAATTCGCATACTGGCTGATGACCGTGCGCCATACATCGAATGGCGGATAGTCGCCCATCGGACTGATGCCAATGGCGAACTGCCCCAAACCATTCGGGATCCCGGCGGGTGGCCTGGGATAGGGAGGTCCTGTGTCAGCCATGATCAGCTCAGGGTCACGATGATGTCGTTCGGCGAGACCGTCGGCACCTGGTCGATATCAACGTTGATGTCGAAGAGATTGGGGACGGCCGCCACCATGCTCTCGCTCGACACATTCGGCGTGGTCGAGACGATGTATGTTCCGGTGCCGCCAGTGCCTGTGCCCAAGGCCGTGATTGTGGTGCCGACCTTCAATGCGCCGGAGGTGTCGGAAATGACCTGACCGACGGCCAGGGTGCCCGAGGCGACGGCCGAGACAGTCAGCGTATTGCCGGCGATAGCCCCGGTGAACACAGCCGCGGGATTATTGTTCGAACCTATCTCGATCGAGATGATCTGCGCCCACGAGCCGAGGGCGGCCACTGGTGCGTAGAACCGGCTGGCGAACAGTTTGGTACCGATCTTGGCGCGCGGCCCTCCGTCGCCCCCGGCAAACGCCGTGACGATGGCATTCTGGATCTGGGTTGCGGCATCGGCCGGAACCAGGTTCGAATTCACGATATTGACCGCGAACAGGATCGCCAGCGGATTAGGGATCTCGAAGCTCACCCGATAGGCGGGGTATGGCGGGACATACTGCGGGCTCTGGTCGTAGACCGTGACTGTCGTGTTGCCGTTGTAGGCGCATCCCGGAGCTTTCCGGGTCCAGATCGCCTTGGCGATGTCGTTGGCATTGCCGCCAACCACGGCGACATATAGCGAGTTCGGATAGAGCGAGACGCCGCCGATGGTCTGAACGTTGTTGCTGACGTTTTCGGTGACGAACGCATCGATGACATTGGGGACTGCGAGCACCGCGCCCAATACGGACGGAAGCGAGCCTTGCGAGTTCAGCGCGACCGAGGCGGCGCGGCGTGCCTCGAAAGCGGCGCGACCCTCGACATTGTTGCCGAGCACGCCGTCATCGGGATTGTTGATGGAATCCCACCCGGGGATCGCCCGGTAAATCTGGTTCAGGCTGCCGGCGGGGCAAGGAATTGGGCCGACCACCAAGCATTCAAACGGCAGGGTGACAGTGCCGCCGGCGCCGATGACGCCATCTTCCGTGCACAGATACTGGTTGCCATCGGCGGCCAGCGCCAGCGAGCCGGAAGGGATCGAAACGCCAGGCAATCCATTGCAAACTGCTTGCACGACGGTCGGCTGAGACGGATTTCGTTCGAGGAAGTAGATGCGCGCGATCGCATCCTGCATCCGGCCAGTCGCAAAAGCCGGATCCACCTGGTTGGTGAATTTCAAGAAGGTCGCGTTGACCTCGTCGATCACCGCCGTTTCGCTCGTCGCGAGCTGGCCCTGCGGCGTGTCGAGCGCCGGGTTTAGGCCACCGCCGAAGGCTTCGTTGATGTCCTCCGTGACACCGGCAAGCACGTCAGCGGCAGAAGGGATCAGGAATCCCGTATCGGTCCACTGTGGCGGCGGAACGTTGGTGGTATCGACCATGTGCTTAGAAGCCCGCTGCGGTGGTGTTGCCCGCCGCGTCCGTCACCTGCACTTGGCCGGTGAGCTTGCGATCGGTCCATGACTGGATGAAACTCTGCGCGGAAACGACGCCGGGCACCGTCAAGGCGGCGCGATTGAAGTATGCCTTCATCAGCGATAGCGCCGGCGCCTGCCCCAGGATCTGCTGGAAATAGGGAATTCCTTGCGTCGTGTCATAGTAGAGCTCGCCCTGGAACAGACGGATGGCGCTCGCAGCGTCTTGCGCCAGCGCATAGGGCTCTTCCGCCACGGCGATATTGCCCGATGCATCATCGGTCAGGTCCCACGCGTCAGTGGTCAGCAACAGCGTCTTCATCAGGTTCCCGGCTCCGGAGGACCGGACGTCCCGCCGCCAGGCTGGACGCCGGTATGGACATGGTTGAGGACACTGATGTTGGTGCCGCCATATCCGGCGATGATATCTCCCGTCACTCGCAGCTCGGCTGCGGTGACAGTGATGGCACCCGCCGCGAACTCGATGACCTGGCCGTTCTTGTCGAAGATCTTGACGCCACCCTCGGTGAACTGGACGGCCTGGTCCTGGTTGGCAGGATTGACGATCGCGCCGTGATAGATGCCGTCGGACATGTTGCCGCGCCGGAAGCTGCCCGGATTAGATTGAGCACCAGCGTTCGCCTTCAGTGCCGAAATATCCCGGTCCATGATCGACATGTGGCCGATGTCGCCGACCTTCGGGTCGTTGATGATGCCGTTGGTGCCGCCCTGGTTTCGCGACGTAGCGATGCCATAGATGACACCATGGGGCGTCTGGTTGCCCTGCCCATCGGTCTGGTTGATCAGCGGCATGACGTCGACCGTCGGCGGCGCGCCGACGCCACCGCCATGCACTGCGACGATTTTTACAGGGATGTTCGACCGGTGAAGCGCCAGTTCCTGGCGGATCAGGAAGCGCAGCCGGTTGATCTCGCTGGTGTCGTCAGACGTGGTCTGCTGGCCGAAAAACCCTTGGTCGCTCATGCCGGCGCCGAGGCATCAACGGCGATGCATTCGAGGAGCATGAACCACTTTCCGTGCGGCATCATGGACTCCAGCTGATACTCGAGGCGGTTGACCTTCCACGTGCCGCAAGCGGGCGTGAGATCGCTTTGGATTTGCACCTTGCCCTGGTATTTTACGGCCGGGCTGTAGAGCGCTTTGACCAGCACGAAAGCCTGCTGGAAGAACGGATAGCCAACCATCCCCGTGTCGGGCGAGATCAGCACGGTGTCGCTATTTCGCGCCTTGCCGGGCGGCGTGATCACCATGGTGCCGCGATCGATGCCGACGTCGAAACCGCCGTCCCGGGCGATTGCCAGCGCCTGCGTCCACGCGGTACCGGGATAGTAGGGATTGGCGAACTTGACCTTGACGCCCACATCCTCGAACGCCAGGCCCATCTGGCCGGCGAGGCTTTTCATCATCTGGGAGGCATCGCCAGAGCCCTTGATGCTCAACGGCGGTATGGGCTTGGCCGCTTGGAACACGCCTGGAAGCGAGCTGATCCGGAAGCAGACATCGGGCATCGCCTGAGCGTCGACATAGGCGTAGACGATGTTGCCGGTCCACACGACGTTCTGACCGGTCTCGTCATCGCCGGCGAGCACCGAAATGCCGTTCTTGTACATCTGCAGATACTGTGAACCAACTGTGGATAGCTGGTTCATCACCGAGAGCGGCAGGCCCCAAATCGAGATTTCCGCTTGCCCTGAGCCCTGGCCCGCGTTGACGATGGTGCAGGAGACCCGTAGGCCGAACACCTCTGCGGTGTTGCCGCCTCCTTCAAACTGCCCATTGGCGAGATCAAACTGGACGGTAATTCGCTTCTGGCTGAATGCCATATTAAGTTACGCCCCGCTTGTGAAAGGGAGATCGGTCGATGAGGCGTTATCTGGTGGTCGGAATAATCGCGGCGTCCTGCGTGCCGGTCTGCGCCAGCAACACGATGGACAATCTGATGTTGAACGCGACCAACGTTGCCAAATGCTACCGTGACGCGGCGTTCCATTTCAGGGACAAGCTGCATCAGATATCGGTCCTGGGTGATGATGCCGCGGCTTCACTGGTCGAGAATTCATGCGACCTAGAAGCATCCGGATATATGCACTTTTGCGAGGAAGCTCACCGCTCTGAAGATCAGTGCATTGGCGACTTGAAGGTGATCGCTGTCGACGCCCTCCAGCATCCCGGCAACTAGCCGACGCCAGGCGGAAGCTCGCTCGCCGACAGATAGGCCAGGCTGTAGCGCGTCCCCAACCCGGTATAATACGGGTCGGTGTCGCCCTGGTTGTCGATGAAGGCTAGGTCGCCGGAAAACCCGAGATATAGAGATCTCACAATCCGGTTGAGGTTTTGGCAAATCACGCCGCCGATCACGAGCGTGTTGTCGACATAGAGGTCGATGAACAGACCGGTGGACTTCTGATAGAGGTTGATCTGCGATACCTGCCCGCCGAGCGTCACCCCGACCGCTTGGTTCGGCACGGCCTGCAAGGGGATGATCACCATGTCATTGCGCCCCAATCCCAAGCGATCCGGTGATACTCGACAGCATCGAAGACTGCGCTCCGGTCGCTGGGACGGTCTGAACCGTGCCGCCGTTTTGCTGCGACGCGCCGCTCGGATCCTGTGTGTTCGACATGGCGGCGCTGACAGCCTCCCGCACTTCGAGCAGCCAGATATCGACCTTCAAGAGCCCAAGCCCTTCGTTGGAGCGCCGGCTGTAGTCGTAGTGCACGATGTTGCACGAGAGATAGACCGCCTCAGGCGTGACCACGTCGTAAAGGTTGGTGTCACCGGCAACGGCAGCGACTGACGCCAGCGTTGCGGCGCGGTTTGCGGCCGATCCGCCTGTGGTGAAGCTAATCCGCGCATCATAGGGAATCTGCACCTTGTCGTAGCTTGCGAAGGCCCCCTGCTCGACAGGAAAGTCAGAGATTGACCATTGCTGGCGATATTGCACCTTGACGACATTGTCGGCGATGATCACCGGCACCCCACCGAAGTAGATGCCCCATGGCTGCTGCAGAAACGAGCCAGACAGCAAACCGATGGCGTCTTGCGTCAGAAGTTCGAGAATGCCGGCCATCACGCCAATCCACTGTTTGCCTGGGCGGTGAAGAGACGCCGGTTGAGCGCATCGTTGATATCGGATGCGATACCATTGGCGTCCGTCGCCTGGCTGTGAACCTCAACCTTGCCGATATGGTTCTCGACCGAGCTGGTGGATGTCGTGGCGGTGTGCGTGCTCGAGATGTTCGACAACGCCGCCGCCTTGGCGCCGGTGTTGATGCCGCGCATGCCCCGGTAGGTTTTGCCCGTGAAATTGTCCGTGCCGCTCCAGGAATTGAAGCCCTCGGCGCGCTCATACATTGATGCGCCGGTGGCGCCCTGCGCATCGGTCTTGGCACTCCGAAGCGCTCGCCCCGCGGAGCTCTCTGGGCCGTTGAGTTCCGACAGCGCGAATTGCAACTGCGTATCGAAATCGTTCCAGTTCTTGCCGCGCGCCTTGGCGAAGGCCATGAGCCTCCTCTTGCGCGGCGTCGTCCACTGCGCGATGCCGGACGCGCCGATACCGTTGACCGTCGAAGGGCCGCCGCTGGCCTCGACATTCATCCAGCGAGACACAAGCCCGCGCGCGCCGGCATCAGAAAGGCCGCCGGCTGTGAGTGTCTGATAGGCCTGCGATTGCCGCTCCGGCGTCCACCAGCCCTTGGTGCCGTTCGATCGGCTCTGCGGCCCCCCGACCGCATCGCCGCCGGCACCGCTGCCATCACGCTTGGTGCCGCCAAAAGCATTCCGCTCACCGGCGCTGAACAGACTGCCGATGCCGCTTACGAGGTTGCTCCAGAAGCCGCCGCCGTCGCTTTTCTGATCAGAGATGGTGACAGGGAGTGGATTGCCCCTGGAAACAGGCTTGCCGTCGACAGTGGTCTCGCCGGCCGGCCGAGCATGGTTGCGAGCCTGCGGACCGCTGCGATCCCAGTGTTTGAGCTGCGTGATCTGGTCGAGTTCGAAATCGGGTGGATTATAACCGCCTTCCCTTTTCGGGGTGTCACCCGATAGCGTCAGCATGGCAAGCCAAGGCGTTAGCCTGCCGAGAAAGCCCATCACGCCGGCACCCGCGCCAGCGCCAGCACCGGCGGCACCCGCGCCGGCCAGCATGCGCATGTTGCCGAGAACGCGGAGGAATTTTGCGCCTAGCCATAGGCCAAACAGGATCTCGGTCGCGTTCGTAATGCCGCCCAGCCCGTCGACCACTTCCTTCGCACCGGTCGCGAAATTCTGCATGCCAACGCCGACGGCGTTCCAATCGATCTTTTCGAGAAAGTCGATGAACTTCTTCACCGCATCGACGATGCCGGTCTTGATCCAGTCCTGGTTCTTCTCGATCCAGGTCGTCATCTTGTCGGCCGCCTCAACCAGGAGCGGGCCGAGCCTGTCATAGACGGCATTGGCGAGCGCGATGATGTGCTGGAGCAGTTCGTTCCAACTCGCCTGCAGCTTCTGCGCTGCCTCGATCGCCGCATTCGAAGGCGACAGGCTTTTCTCAAGCTTGCCCAGATAGTCGTCGATGCCCCGGCCCATCTTGTACATGAGCTGCTCGGTAGCAGGGTCTATGCCAAGCGCCTGGGCGACGTTGTGGGCCGCCGATGGGTCGATGTTGTGCAACCGCTGCAATGCCGCGGCGACATCGGAGAGATAGCGATCGAGCCCATGGTTTGGATCGATCTTCATGCCGGTCCAGGCTTGAAGCTGCGAGAATTCGCGCGGCAGCGCCTCGCCGTTCTTGTTGAGGTTGTAGAGCTGCTTGTTGACGCGCTCAAGGGTCGACGCGGTCTGGTCGGCAGACCCGCCGAAGCGCTCCGCTGCGTTTTCCCAAGCGGCCAATCGCTGCGGTGACTCACCGAGGCTCGAAGCGAAGCGGCCGAGCGATGCATCGGCATTGGTGAGCTTGCGGACGAACTCGCTGAGGGCCTGCGACCCGGTGACGACAGCGAAGAGCTCAAGCACGCGCCGGGTGATCAGATTGACCGTCTCGGCGGCGTTCTTCGAGCTTTCCTCGACCTTTTTGCCGCCTTTCTGGAACTCAACAACGGTCTTGAGCCAGGTCTCGGACGTCTTCTTCTGCTGATCGTTGAAATTCTTGGGATCGAGACCGAGCGTGACGATCAGGCTGTCAATGACCGTTGGCATTCTCGTCCCTCTTCCGCATCAACATCATGTTGTGGGCATCCACCATGGCCACCTCGAGGAGGTCGTGGACGTCCTCGACCGATAGCCATTCATCCAGTTCTCTCAGCGAGGTTTTGCCCTTTGAGAGAACCTGACCGATGGCTCGGGAGACGTTCCCGTATTCGAGGAGCTGGACGCCGGCGACGGTGTCGAGGTCGATGTCGACGGGCCGCCGCTGGTAAAAAAACCCACGTGAAGGTTGATCACCTCCTGCCGCAGCTGGATTAATGTAGCGATCTCTTCGATATCGCCTTCCATCAGCGCGCGCGTGATCGCCGGATTGCGGGGATCGGGCTTGATCCTGACGCATTCCATCATCTCGTCGAGCAGTGGCTCGGCATCCTCGAAGGCGATCTTGGTGATCGCCCTGATACCGATGATGGCGATGCCCTGCATACCCATGCCGGCGAAGTCGTCGGGAAGCTCGACGCCAGAGCGCGCTACGGCGAGAAGGGCGCGCATCGCCCATTTCTCCGCGCGAGTCGCCGGCATTTCCGTGATGTGGAATGTCTTGTCCATGTCACGATCGAAGATCGTGACGTCGATCTCTTTACGCATGACTTACCCTCAATGTGGGACGCTTTGAACGCTCTGCCAGCGGATCGCGAACCGGCGCGGCTGCAGGATCTTGGCCGCCGCCGGCATCGGCGGCAGGCTGACCAGAAAGCCCTTGGTGGAAATGTAGGAGCGCCCGACCGACGGCAGCGTCGTGCTGCCGTTGGCATTGTAGACGTCCTTGGCCTGGATCTGCGTCGCGGCCCATGTTTCGAAAAATGCGATGGATGGGGAATCGGCCTGCAACACGAAGGTCTGATTGACCGGGTTGAAGACGAAGCCGCCCGACAGGATGCCATCCACGCCCATGGCCGTCTCGATCTGGTCGACATTGTCCATGTCGTAGATGTTGTCGGCGGCGAAGCCCTGCAGCTGGACCGGTGTCGGAAAGAGGTTCGGCACCGTAAGGGTAATGACCGCGTTCGCGGCGGTTAGGGTCGACATGATCTGGCTCCTGACGGGGGGATTGGTTGCCGCTTACTGGACGAGAGTCGAGGTGAGCGCGATCTTCTGCACGGACTGGCCATCCATGTACCAGAAGTTGATCGATGGGCTCTGGCGGGCCTGGCGCACCTGCGGCGTGGCATCCTTGACCTGCAGATACCAGCCCTGCAGCTGAAGCGTGTCGCTGGCCTTGAGGCCGGCCGCCGAATTGATCTGTGCGATCTGGAGCGCCGACAGCGTCACACCGGCGCGAATGGCGCCGAAGTTGAGAGCCTGGTTGATCGGATCGGCGCAGGCTGCCTTGATCAGCTCATAGCCCTGGTTGTTGTAGGGCACCGAGTTGATGTTCTGGAGCAGCTCCATGAGCGCAAGCTGCAGCTGGTTGTTCAGCCAGATTTGGTTGATGTAGCTGTCCAGCCATTCGAACATGCCCGACACTATGCCGGGCTGGAATTCGAGGAACTGCTGCGCCGCGGTCGCATAAGCGCCGTAGAAATTATAGCCGTTGGCGATGAGATTGCTCGCCACCGTTGCCGAGGTCACGCCGGCGAACAGGCCATCCTGACCCCGGAAGGCAAAGGTGATGCGGCCGTTGGTCTGCTGGAAGTCGATCGACGCCGCAGCGCCACAGATGAAGGCGGCGATCTGTTCCGGCGTGGTCGCGCCGCCAGGAGGTTGATAGATCGCGCACGTGCCGTCGAGATTGCCCTGCTTGATGATGGCGCCAAAGCTCGACGTGGCATTGTTGCTTGCGGTCGGGGTGATGTCGGTATCCCAGGCGATATAGGCATAGCGCTTGTTGGTGCCATTGACCCATTCGGCAAAGTCCTGCTTCTGCAGTGATCCAGAGCCGCCATCCGGATCGAAGATCGTCATGAAGGTCGCCCAATTCTGGGTGAGCTGGGTGATGCTGGTCATGAAGCCACCGGCCGACGTTCCGGCAGCACCTTGCGAAAGGACCGCGCCAGTCGCCGAGGTGAGGTAGAGTGCGTCGGAAACCGTCCCGGTGGCAAAGGCGACGCTCGAAGCCGTGCCGGCAACACCCGAGGTGATGACGAAGCCTCCAGAGACGGAGTCATAGGAGACGGCAAGCGGCGTTGCGGCTGCGGCGACGGTAGTGCTCGCCGCAGTCTGCGTCAGGTTGACGAAGTACGTGCCCGTGAGGCCCGTTCCGGTGCCGAGCGCGGTAATGAGCGTGCCGGCGGTAATGCCGGAGCCAGAGAGCGTCTGACCGACGGCGAGCGTACCAGAGCCGACGGCAGAGACGGTCAGCGTGCCATAGGTCGCCGAGATGGTCGTGCTGGCCACGATCTGCGCAATCGAGACCGCGTATTCGCCGATGCCGCCCGGCGTGCCCGATATCTGATTGGCGATCTTCGTCCCGGCAGTGATACCGGTGCCGGAGATGGCCGCGCCAGCGACCAGAGTTCCCGAGGTCACGCCGGTGACATACATGACGTTGCCGGCAATCGAGCCCGTCACCGAGGCTGTTGCTGGAGCGATGGCACCAGTCACCGAAGCAGCGGCGGGAGGGCTTGCGTTCAGCCCGGTCTGGATCAAAGCGGCTGCAGCCGAGAAGCTGGTGGCGCTTGAGAGGTTGACCGCACCGGCGGTGCGCGCATAGCCGTCGACATTGACGGTGAGCGTGCCGCTCAATGCCTGCAGCTGGGCCAGCGAGAGTTGGTTGGCTGGACCGCCGCGCAGATAGGCGGGAACGGATGTCGAGGGATACTGCGCGAAAAGGATGGTCGCCGGCTTCTGGGTCGAGTTATTGAAGCCATTGAAATAGTTCATGGCGATCTCGGTTTCCTCGGCCGATGCGCCGAAGAAGTTCGACACCGAAACGCCGTCATTCGGGAAGGCCAGGACCTGGCCGATCGGGACGCGGGGGTTCTGCGTCAGCACGAGACCGTTCATCACGAGCGCGTTGCCGCCAGCATTGAGAACGTTCGGAATGACGTTCACAAGTTGCGAGGCCGGGATGGTCGACATGGACCAGGTCCTTTCTGTTTCGATTGTTGGAGATCAGGCCGGGAAGGTCGCTTCGACGTTCGTGACGTCGATCACTGGCTGATCGGCGAATTGTTGCGGCAGACCAGGCAGCGCCTGGTTGGCCTGGATATGGACATCGACGACATAGCGGGTCTCGTACTGCTGCTCGCCGTTGAGGAACGGGACTTGCCTGGGATCGTCGGCATAGAAGGGCGCGCCATCGAGACCAGCAGCGGAAAAGAAGGTCGTGGCGCGATCGTCGCGCATCAAGGTCGCGATCGTCTGCGCCATGTCAGATGCGTTTCCGTCTGATGCGCTATGCACGTCGAGCTGGATAACCACCTCGGTCGGCTGCATGACGGTCTCGCCGCCGCTGGCCAGCACCTCGGCGCCAACCGTCTGTGATGGCGCCACAGTGTAGGATCCGACGCCGCCGGGGGTGCCACCGGTCTGCGCGCCGATCACCGTTCCGTCGGCCACCGAAGATCCGAAGACAGTCGCGCCGATCTCGATGATGCCGAGGTCCACATGGGTCACGGTCATCACCGTGCCGCTGATCGAAGCCTCGAAAGCGCAGTCTTGATAGGTGTCGACATTGGTGGAAAGGCGGCCGCGGCGGATCACGGTCATCGCCACGAAATCCCCGACCGGTTCAGGCACGCGGTTGTCCCGAGCCTGGATTACCTCGACGCCAGCCGGCAGGATCGAAAGCAGGAAGCCGCGCAGGACCGTCTGGATGGTCGACTGGCTCGGGACCGGTCCGCTCATTAGACGCCAGTGCCGATACCGCGCACCGTAGCGTCGGCCGCGCCGATTGGCCTGCACCAGAGCTTATCGCCAGTGGCGAGCGGGAAGGTGGTGAAGACCTGCGACAGGATGACGAAAGCTATCGAGCTAGCTGCCGGCACTGTGGCTGCGATTGCCGCCTGCACGCCGCCCTGGCTGGTGGCTTGAAGCTGGACGCTCGTATAGGTGGCTGCGTCGCCAACCTGCGTCCATTGGCCAGTCGGGCATGGCACCGTGAAGGTTCCGTTCGCCATAGTCAGGCTCCATTCTGTAGCGTGATCGCCACCTTGTACCAGTCAGGCCATTCCTCGAGCACATGGGCGACGAGCCACGTCGTGCCTTCTGGCAATGTCCCGGACGGAAACACGAAGAGATCGCCGCCCGTTTGCAGCGGCCGCACCACAGCCAAAGCGGCGCCATTCAGGTAGACGGCGCGCCGCACGCCCTGGATGTTGAGGCCGTCGAGCTGCTGCAGGTCGCCATAGGTCAGCGCCTGCACCTGCACCGAGATGTTGGGCACAATGCTATAGACCGGCGTTCGCTTGCCGTCGGCCGCCGTGGTGTAGCCCGCCGACCGATTGAGGGTGGCGAGCACGAATGGATTGATCGTCGCGATCGCGCCCGAAACAATCCCGTGCAGGTTCACTGGCTCTAGCCTCGGATTTCGTAGGTATAGGTCGACGTGTCCCCGGCAGCAGCCTTGACGCTAAATCCGGTGCCCGGCGTGATAGCGGATAGGAAGGGGGCGCCGGCCGGCGTGCCGCCGATCGTTTTCATTCCGAAATCCACCACCGAATTGGCAGTCAGCGCCGGCTCAGCAACAACGACCGCAGTCGCGCCATTGGCGACGAAGGTTCCGATTTTGGGGAAGTATCCCTGCCCCATGCAGACCATGGTGATGGTGCCGGCCGCCGAATAAGTGACCAGGTACGTCGCCCATGAGTTCGCGGGAATGATTGTCGCTCCGGAGAGCGTGACACCCGCTCCTGCCGCCAGCGTGGCCGGGAAAACGGTGTTGTTGACGTAGGTATACTCCCACGAAAAGCCGACGTGCACATTTGGCTGCGCGCCGATGATGTTGACCGCAGTGTCGGTCGTGTCGGTGAAGGCAGCAACCTGGACACCGCCGCGCGTCGTCACTGCACCAGCGATACCGGCTCCCGTGATAGTGCCTGCGCCGACCGTCGCCAGAGCCGTGGCGACTTCCGGCGTTGCATCGGCCAGTGGCACCGTGAAGACGTGGTTGAAAACAACCGCCGTTCCGTCGGCGCTGATCGTCACGAGATATTCGGCCGCAGAATTTGCCGGAATGATCGGGCTGGAAGAGAACGTCACTCCCGTACCGCCGGAAAGCGTCTGCTGGAATGGCGTAGTATTCTTGATCTTGCAGAGAAACGAGCCACCCGGAACCGCGCCCGCCAGCACAATATTGGCTGCGGTATCGGTGACATCGGCGAATGCGGCGGTCGGGCCGCTGCGATTGATCAAACCAGCGACGATATTGGCCGCGCTCAGAGTGGTCCCAACGGTCGCCGCTACGTTGCTCGGTTGGGGCGAGCCTGTGATCCCCAGAAGGGTCGCAGGGCTTAGAGTGATATCGCCCGTCTTCGGGCTCCAAAGCGACAGATTTCCCATGGTCATAAGCCCTCTTGGGTTAGGATTTCACGATGTCGGCCGACGGCTATTTCTTCACGGCATAGTCGACCGACGCGAGCATGTGGCCGGTGTCGACAAGCTGCTTGTCGTTGCCTTTGCGGGCGATGGTGGCGGGTTTCAACGGCGTGCCGGAATAGGCGACGATTGCAGCTTGCAGCTGGCCTTTGATGGCCGCGCCGGTCTGGCCGAGCGTCTTGTCGGCGTCGTAGCCGTTCGCGACGAGAAGGTTGCCTACGGCATCGGGCCATTCGGGGCTCTTCTCGACGATCATGCCTCGGAAGAACGGCCGGGGCGGAGTGTCGGCTGACCCAAACTCGTTGACCGCGGCGACGAGCGCGACGGAAGTGCCATCGGGATAGGTGGCACCCTCAAGAAAGCCGATGTCGACCGAGGCGGCCTTTGTGAGGTTCTTCGATATCTCGGCAAGCTTGGCGGCGAGCTTGTCGCCGCCCTTGAGCTGCACCATCGGCTTATGCGCCTGGTGCCTTGGCGGCGGCCGGCGCAGCCTTCTGCTGAGAGGCGTCACCAGCATTGGCACCGCTGTCGGCGTTGACTGCCGGAGCGGCGGCAGCCGCGTTGTTTTCGAGGCTGGAGATACGATCCAGGATCTCGGCCTTGAAAGCGCGAAATTCGCGCATGAACATTTGAAGTAGCTGTTCCATGACTATGTCCTCTACTGGTTTGGCCAGGGATTGAAGTTGCGGCGCGGGCCTGGGACGTAGCGCATGGTCCGGAACGGGGACGTCATCGCCCACCACATCGCGCCGAATGGCGTCGACATGAACCAAGCGCTGTTCGGCGTCGTCGGTATGCTGGCCGTTACCGAAACCGAGCCTTCTGTGGCCTGCGTGATCGGTCCGGCCAAACCGGTTGCTCCGGCGCCCGCTCCGGTCGGCCCGAACAGTTTCTCTGCAACATGCGCGACCATGAGGTTGAGCAGCTGCGTCTGCAGCGCGGCTGTGCTGACGGGGCCGCCGCCATCGTTCCGGTTGAACTGCTCCGCGATCGGCAGGATCAGGTTCGTCACCTGGTCCTCTGTCAAAGAAGGGCTGAATTGCGGGAAAGTGGCAGCCCAGGCCGTGTAGTTGAAAGTTACCTGAACACCCATGATGTACCTCCGGCGTCGCCGCTTCCCCGCTACATGGAACCGGGCCGATACCGGCCGCCCCGCACGGGCTCTTCCAAGGATCGAGCGAGCAACATTGTCCCCCTAGCCGGCATTGGGAGTGGAAGCGCGGGGCGATCTATGGTGCTACGCGTCCTGCTTGAAAGCCTGGATGCCGCGCGGCAGATTGTTCGGGTCGATGGGCTCGAAGCCGGATTTCTGGGCCTCATGCTCCTTGATGAAGCCTTCGACCATGTCGGTTTCGGAATGCGCCCAGATCAGGTTGTTCTTGACCGCATCGAGGTCGTGGTTCTGAGCAAGCCACTTCTTGAAGAACTCGGCGTCAACGCCGGGGGTCAGCGCGAAGCTGCTGCTCTGCGCGGCAGGCGCCGGCTCGAGGCGACGATCGAAGCGGCGGCTGTAGCCCTTGACGACCTTCTCGGCGACGACCTTGGCGCGCTTTGACTTGCGAAAGCCGCCGCCGGCGGTTGGTTCGTTTACATCCTCCATCTCGTGAAGGCGAAGAACGAGGCCATGCGGGAGCTTGCAGGCGACAGTCACGGTATCGGGCATCGAATGTACTCCGGTTGATCAAAGAAAGATGGACTGGCGGAGGGCGGCTGGGACCGCCTCTCCGCATCTAAGGGAGCTAGCAGCGCCGCCTGATATCGATGAGCGAATGACCATCGGTCTGCAGCGAAAGCGCGTAGACGGGGCCCAGGACGCTCCTTGCGGTCGCTCTGTCGCGAATAACCTTCTCGCCCTCGCGATGCAGCGCGACATGGTCGACCGCGACTGCGAAATCGGGCAGCATGTGGCTTGGCTGGAGGTCAGTCGATGAGGCGTAGACACCATCGAATCGATAGCTTGAGGCCGTCGATGGCATGATGAAGGCGAGCGCCAAGGCTACCAGGCCAAAGCCGACGAAGATGAATGATCGAAAGCGCATTTTCAGTCCTTTCGGTTGGGTTTGCCGAGATGGACCCGCTCGGCCGGGATTTCAGGCGAGCGCCTCGTCGACGACGCGGTACGGGCAGCGCAACAGCGCCGCGATCGCGGTCCGCCCTTTGCCCATCGCCGCCAAGCGCCGGATCTCTGCAACCGAGCTGACATTCGTCGCAGGCGAAGGCGCTGCAACATCGTCAACTAGAACATCGGCCAGAGGCGCCGGCTCTGTCTCAGCGGCCCGCTCTCGGGCATACTGGCGAGTGCCGCGCCTGATGTTGTAGCGGGCCGCCAATTGGCTGGGATAGCTCTGTGAGACGTTGAAGTCATAGGCGATCTGCGCCACTGGCACGCCGGCCACGTATTGCTTCAGCAGCGCTTGCCGCTGTTCCTCAGTCATCCGCGGCATGCAAACTCCCTTGTTAAGGTCACCAGGCCCGCGACAGGAATCGAACCTGCATGGGATCTCGCTGCAGCGAGAGAACCGGCGGGGGACTAGCCCGCTGCGTCTACCTATTCCGCCACGCGGACCTGGTGCCTTTCTGGAGCGGATGCCAGGTGTCAATCCTGGCTCAGCGCCTATGGAACAGGCACCTCTCACGGAGCATCCGCGAACAAATTATGAGGACCCGCTCAGCGATACCGAACGGGCGGCGCGCCGAGCGAGTCCCCTGGCTCCCCTTGCGGGAACCGTCGCAAGGCTGCGACTGCACGCGCCTCGCTGTCCTGGGAGGACCTCTGAAACTGTCTGGCTTGTAGCCTCCTATTGGAGAGCCATGCCCGCCGGTTTTCTGTTCGCCTCCATGCCCGGCTGCACCGGAAACAGGCATGGTCACGGCCGGGGAGTGTGCCGGCGCTCTCAGGGTCTCGAAGCCGGTCGGGGGAGGGATCAAAGCTTCGGACTGGTACACCGCCCGATCACCCTCCCCCATCTCCGGGGGTTTATATCGCAGCCAGACCGGCGTTGGATTGCCGCGTTGTCGTCTCCCGCCCGCTATCCCAGCAGGCCTCGAACCTGGCATCTCGTTGCCCTGTCGGGCGAATAGGTTGGCGGGTGCCGGGTTAACTCCCCACCGAGCGATTTCTCGACCCGACTCTGCCTGTCCGCTCTGCGCTTCGTTACCGGACCCAGGGTCATCAGCTCTGCCGTCGCGAATGGCTTCAACGCTGGTGCGCACCCTCAAAACTGTTGCCCGGTCTCCCAACCGGGCTGGCCGCCGGGCTCTCCCATGGAAGAGCTTTTCAACAATCGGGGCGCGGCGGCTTCCCCTCCTATTATTCGGCTTGGGCGACAAGGTTTTCTGCAGACGTCATTTCAGCTGTAGTCTGCAAAGGCATTCGCCCAATTTTGGTTGCGGGGGTCCGATTTGAACGGACGACCTCCAGGTTATGAGCCTGGCGAGCTACCGGGCTGCTCCACCCCACGAAATCGCTTTGGTGCCATAATGGTTACAATCCGGCACCAATGGTGTCAAGCGGTGTTAGACGCCGACCATCTGCGAAATGCCCATCGGTTGGCGCACGATCGCGCCCCAGGTGCCGCTGGTCATCTTCTTCTTCCAGGACGACAGCGCGCGGACGATCGGATGAGCGCGGAGCTTCTCGTTGAAAGCGCAATAGCCGGTCTGCTGGCCTTCGACGGCGTCAGCGATGAGCTGGACCGTATTTCCGGCCGCGATGCCCACAGGATTGACGGAGGTCAGCGCGCCATACTGCACCGCCGAAACGACCCGGAGACTCGGGAAGTTCTTCTTGAGCAGATCCTCGACGTTGACGTTGAACGAGTTGGTCGCGGTCATTGCGAGCTGCGAACCCGGGTCCAGTGCCAGCGTCATCTTGGTGTTCTGGTCGACGAGGCCAGCGGTCTGGGTGACAAGCTGCAGCCAGAGCGACTGGATGTCGGCATAGATTTCGTTCGCCGTGGCGACGATCTGGCCGCTGTTGATCCACTTCACGCCGCCGTAGGCCTTCGGCGCCGGGGTGATCGGCGCCGACAGGTTCGGATCGTTGAGCAGACCATAGTTCTGCAGGCCCTGCACGCCCTTGAAATAGGTCGTGTTCAGGAAGCGGGCGAGCACGGTGACGCCGGCGCCGTCGACCTCGCTGACCCAATTGACGCGGCCCAGGCCAGCGCGCTCGACTTCCAGCTCGCCATATTCGGAGATGACCTGGAAGAGATAGGACTGGCGCTGCGGCCAGTTCATGTTCGCGCCGGCATGGCCGTTTTCGTTATAGTCGCCATAGCTCGACACTTCGCCGGTCTGCTCGACAACCGGGAACATGGCCGTCTGATCGATCCATGTGCCCTTGCGGGTCTCGCCGAAGATCTCGGCGGCCTTCGTCGGGGCGAACAGGATGCGATAGACGTCCGGATCGACGAGCGTCGTCAGGAACGCCGGAATGCCGGTGTTCGCCGAGGTCGAGAGTGCCGGCTGCGCATCCATCGCGAGATAGTTGGTGCGGTACGGCTCGACGACATAGGCACGAGCGTCGGGAAGGTAGATGCCGGCCTGCTCGAACATTGGGCGATGCTGCGCCCAAGCTGAGGCGGCCTGGTTGAAGTCGTGGAATTGCATGGTGGTTCTCCTCACAGACCGCCGGCTTCAGGCCGGGCGAATGGTTCGAGGTTGATGGGAGGGGTTTAGCCCTGCGGCCAGGAACTGATCTTCATCAGCTCGCCCGGCTGGGCGAAGGAACGCACGGTCCACTTGGTCTCGACGTTGGTGGCTGCCGTGAGAGCGGCCGAGCTGACGACGGTGTTGACGTCGACGGCATACGTACCAGCGCCGCCGGCGGGACCGGTGAGCTGCTGCGTGATGGTGGTGGTGGCACTGATGCCGGTACCGGTGAGCGTGTCACCGATGCCGAACACACCAGCGATGGTGCCGCCGGCGGTGAAGACGCCATAGGTGCCCGAAATCGCCGTGCCTGCGGCGACGTTCTGGCCCGGGATGCTGACCGAATACGTGCCGATGCCGCCGGGAGTGCCGGAAAGCTGAGACACGATCTTGGTGCCTGCGACGACATTGACGCCGGAAATGGTCGTGCCGGGATAGACGGTGCCAGCGCCGACTGCGGAGACATTCAGCACATTTCCGACGATCGAGCCGGTGAAGCTGCTGGTCGCCGCGGCGATCGAGCCGGCCGACGTGGTCGCGCCGTTCGGCGAGCCGGTAGCAGCTGCGCTTGCAGTGCCGTCGGCATAGTTGGCATAGACCTTCTGTCCAACCTGAGCCGGCGTGGCGCCGCCGTTCTTCATCCAGAAGTCGCCTTCATTGAAGACGGTGACCGGGAAGCCGGCAGGAACCAGCATCGAATATTCCTGCAGGTAGACCTCGATCAGGCCCTGCTGTTCGCGATGGATGAAGCCCGCGACCGGGCCACTGCCGAAGTTGTTGACCACGGCCGGCGCGTTGTCGCTGTCGAGCTGGCTATAGCTCAGCCAGGCGAAGCGGCCGACGATGGCGCCGAGAGCGCCGCAGACCAGCGCGCCAGCGGCGGCAAGGACGGTGGTGCGAGGATTGGTGGAAGCGAAGTCGCCCTCGACAGCCGGGGCTGGGTTGTAGGCGGCTTGCGTCTGAAAACCAGACATGGGCGGTTCTCCTCATGAAAAGAGCCGGCTCGCTGGCCGGCTCTATGGGGGGGTTGGAAGGGGAAAGCCGCTCGTTAGAGCGACTTGACGATGTGGGTCTTCGCGGCCGGGAACATCTCGTGGAACGAGTTCACCCCGGCGGCGTCCATGGCGACGCGCGGCTGCTGGACCGGGTTGGTGCCCGGCAGCGGCTGGGCCTTGAGAATGGCCGGGAAGGCGGCGGCGGGAACGCCTTCAATGTCGACGCCGAGCGAGGTGAGCGCAGTGCGATAGACAGCGTCCGCGCTATCATGGGCCATGGCGAGCTTGCCAATGTAGGGGCGTACAGCTTCTTCCGCGGTGCGGATGTCGGCTGCGAGTTTCAGCATCTCGGCGCGAACTTCGCGCTTGGTGCGATCGACTGCGGCCGAGATCGCCGAATCCATGGCCTTCTTGTCGACCTTGTCGTCGTCGTCTTTCTCGGCGTCCTCGGCGGCCTTCTTTTTGGCCTCTTCCTCGGCAGCGTCTTCGGCGGCCTTTTTCTTCTTTTCCTCCTCCTCGGAGTCCTCGGCCTTTTTCTTCTTCTTCTCGTCTTCCTCGTCGTCCTCTTCGTCCATGGCTTCCTGGACTTCGTCGAGCGCAACGAGAAGCGCCTCGAGGCCGTCGAGCTTGGCGTCGGCGGCGAGCTTGCCCTTCGCAGCCTTGCCGATCGCATCGATGATGGCGGGCCGCTTGGCCTTGAAGTTTTTGGCAGTGACGCCGACGAGAGCCGCACTGACGTCGATCTTCTGATCGGCGGCCAGCTTGGGCATGACGTGGGCAATGATCGCGCCGTGGGCGACGGACGCCATGCGCGACAGCAGAGCTGTTTTCTTCATCGTGATGATCTCCTGTTTGCTGTCGCCGACGACTACATCGGGCCCGGCGCGGCCCTCCTCAACCAAGGCGACGTGATTGGCGGAAATGTCCCGCATAACGCCGTCGTAGGATTCTCCAGCCAGCGTGCCGGGCGTCATGTCGGCCCGGTAGCGGTAGCTGCTCGAAAGTTCTTTCTGCCGATCGGATTCGATCAGCGCGATTGCGGCGCCATCCCAGATGTTCAACGGCGCCATCAGGTACGGTGCATGGAACTCCACCGCATCGCCGATCGAGCCGACGGTGATTTCGCGCGGATGATCCTTGGCGCTGACCGGGACGTGCTTGAGCAGCAGCGGCTTGCCGATGAAGGTCGAGGCGGCCTTCGCCAACTCGTCGGCATCGCGGTAGAGGTTGTAGAGCCGCTGTGGATCGAGCCCAAGCGCCTCGAAATCGGGGATTTCCCGGCCATAGTACGGGCAGACATTGGCCTTGGAGATCGGCGTCATCTCGACGCGCAGATGACCGTCCTGGTCGAAAGTGCGCACGCTGTTGCGATCCATCGCCAGCGCGTCGTTCGCCGCAACGACGTCGGGCTCTGGCTCGATGTCTTCGCCCTTCGTCCATTTCACGAAGTTGGAGCGCAGCGCGTCCCAAGCCTCGACAGCCATATCGGCAGCGATGCCGAGGCGTTCGGCGAGCATGTCGCGGAGCCCGGGATGCAACGGCTCGGGCAGCGAGCGCAGAGGCGCCCAGGCATAGCCGGAATGCTCGTCGGTAAGAACCGGTGCGAATTTCTTCTCGACGGATTGGGCGAAGGTGTGATGCACCCAACCGTTCGGCGTGCCGCGCGCATCGATGTGTTGGCGCGTGCCCGACGGAAGCGTGCCGATTTCCTCGGTGGTCTCGCGGGCCGCCGTCGTCTCGGCGTCCTCGCCCTCTTCCGACTTGCCGCCAGGCCAGCACCAATGGCCGGGCCAGTTGGTGTCGTTCGAGGCGCGGCGCAGCACCAGGACATCGCCATCGGGCGCAACCAGCATCAGCGAGGCTGCTTGCCCCGCGCTGTCCTTGCCGACGAACTCTTCGCCTACCTTTTTCGGAATGCCGAGCGTGCTCCGGCCCTCGGCCGCAGCGTACATCGCGCGGCGCTGGGCCTCAGAAGTGGCACGCATCGTTAGGTTTTCCATATTTTGTAAGGCAACGCCTCACAATTCAGTTGACTTAACGCCTGTGAGGCGCTACCTTACAAACATGATCCGGTCATTCAAAAACAAAGCCCTGCAACGCTTCTTCGAGACCGGCAAAGCGCGCGGTCTCAGCGTTCAAGACGATAAGCGGGTTGCCCGCATCCTTCGGGCTTTGGAAGCAGCTTCGAAGCCGGAAGACATGGACCTGCCCGGCTATCGCTTCCATGGCCTGTCGGGCGATCAAAAGGGGCGCTATTCTGTTCGGGTGAACGGAAACTGGCGCATCACTTTCGGGTGGGACGGCGAAGACGTTATCGAGGTCGAACTAGAGGACTATCACTGATGAACACGGCACCCATCAAGCGCGGCCTGCCCGCGATGCATCCTGGCGAGCTTCTGCGCGAAGACGTCATTCCGGCGCTCGACAAGTCGAAGACCGAGATTGCCAAGCTGCTCGGCATTTCCCGTCGCACGCTCTACGACATCCTGGACGAGAAGCAGCCTGTCACCGTTGGCATGGCGCTGCGCATCGGCAAGCTGATCGGCAATGGCCCGGTGTTCTGGCTCAACCTTCAGCGCATGTACGACCTGGAGCAGGCAGAGAAGGCGCTGAGCGCCGAGATCGAGGCGATCCCGACGCTGCACGCGGCGTGATCTTTACTGGCCCGAGCAAATGGGGGAATTGCATGGCAACCGATCGGTTTGACCGTCTTGCTTTGGTTCTTGCAGCAGGAACAGGCGGGTTCTGTTTCGGTGAGTGGCTGGCGCCGGCGATGGTGAACCAGCGAATTCAATGGGAAACACTCGCGACCGGCGTTCTGGCTATTGCTGCTGCGGCGTGGTCTGTTCGTGCGGCTATGAGGCTGGACGGTGAGCAGGAACGCCGTCACAACGCCGCTCAGCGGTTGATCACACGGGCAGATCGGGCGAGCGCTGCCCGAGCAGCTTTTCTTGCCGACGACTTCTTCGACCTCACCTACTTGGCTGAAGTCGATGATCTTCCCGCTGACGCTGGGCGCGAAGATGTGATGGCATCCAATACGAGGCTCGTTGACCGTGCCAAAGACTGGACAATGGACATCAAGGACAAGTTGAAATCGGTTCTGATCATCGAGGCCAGACCGCTGTTCGATCCGCTTACAGCGGTGCACTACGAACAGATGGAAGGGATGTTGCAAGAGATCGAAGATCCGCTGCGCATGCTAGGAAATGCGATCCCTTTCGAAGGGGTCGAGCGGCAGCTTCAACTGCGCTCGCACGTCGTTTCGTTGATGGAAGATTTACGAACCCACCTTGAAATGTTCGCTGACGATCTAGCGGAACTTGGGGAGACCTATTTGTAGGTCACGAAAACCCCTTGATGACCGGCTTGCCCACGCATTTGCAGTTGATCAGTTCACCCGGCTGGATGTGCTTGCCGACGGCCGGGTCATACCAGCCCTCGGAAATGGTGTAGCGGGTGCCTTCACGCCCAGCCTTGAGATGCGTCGGGCGGGGCTCTTTGCCGCCGCCGCTGTGCATCCAGATCGCCTCTGTTACGCCGACCTCGACCAGCCGCGCCTTGTTGAAGGCCGATGTCGCCTTGTTGTTCTGGTCGAGCGCGATGAAGGCGGCGCGACGCTTGGTGACGCCGAGCCGTTCCTGCAGGTCCTTGGTGACTTGGCCGACATCGCGGCCGGTCTGGACGCCGCGCATCACGATGCCCTCGACCTGGTCGAAATACTGCGACGGGATCGATTTGATCAGCGCCACATTGGCGTGGATCGTGGCATCGACGACGTCGCGCATCGCAGCGGTCATCTTGAACTCGACCGAGATGCCGCCATCGCGCAGGATCTTGCGCAGCGCTCCGCTGGAGCGCCTTTCAACCGAGAGCGCGAAATAGTCGCCCAGCTTCACCGCCGCATCGTCGAAGCGCTTGGTCCATTGCGAGGCGAGCTTGCGGATCGAACGGCGCAGCGCATCCGCCGGCGTTTCATCCTGCGCCATGCGGGGCGTATTGGCCCGGTAGGAGGCTCGGAGCCAGTAGACCACGCTATCGCTCATGGCATCGATGAGGCGCGTCAGGCGGCCTCGGTAGGCCGCTTCAATCCCGGCGTTTGGTCGGACGGGGCGGAGAACCTTTTCGTTCCGCTTCGCCATCCGTCGGCTTTGCAGGCTGGACATCACGATCCCTCAGCGTCTCGGCGATCTCGCGATCGTCGGGCGTCTGTGCTTTGAGGAGTTCCAGAAGATGGAGCGTGATCACGCGCCAGCTTTATCACGCGAGCTTGAATTTGCCACCTGCAGCGCGCGCGCCGCGAGCGATGTTATCCTCAGCTTTGCTCATCGCCTCGTCAAACGAGCCGTCCACCGTCACAGATATACTGGCTTCGGCACGACCACCGGCCGCCATGACAAACCGTTCCAGTTCGAGAACGGTTTCGATCACTTGGTCTTTGGTGAGGTTTTCGGCGGGCGCCACAAGTTCGAGCAGCCGGAGCCGGATTTCGCGTGCCTCGTTCATGCCGCGTCCTTCTCTTCCTCGGTTCCACCAAGACCTTCGATCATCTTGCCGCCCTTCGGGGCCAAGCCTTCCTCTTCTTCTTCGAGGAGGTCGGGCACGTCTTCGATGTCGATCGACGAGAAGTCGGAATCCGGATCGGCGGCGACGCGCTTGCGCGATTCCTCCGGCGAGATGACGCCCGCATCGATCAGGATCTGATCGCGCTCGGCTTTGGTCTTTTCGACGTCCGCAGCTTCCTTTTCATCGGTCTCTTCGAGCTTCTCGAACTCGAAGTCGATGCCGGGGTCAGGTTTGCCCCAGAGCGAGATCATGACGAGTCCCATGAGGCGATGAAGCGGGTGCCGGAACAGATGTTCCTGGTACGAATGCACGTAGTCGTTGAACACCCGGATTTCGCCTTCGGACGAGGCGTTGAGGCCTGCCGGCTGCGTGCCGAGCAGTTTCACCAGCGGGATATGGCTGACCGACGCCATGTGCTCCTGCGACTGCGCCTGGAGCATGTCGAGACCAGCGAGCGAAGCTGCGACATTCTTGAAGTCTTCCGTCTCCTTGTCGATCATCATCAGGCCGCGGTTCGACCGCATCAGATTGAACAGATCGGCACGTTTGAAGATCTGATCGCCGTCGGACTGCAACGTCTCGCCGAGGTTGGTGAGCAGCACAAAAACAGTGAACGCGCTGATGATGTCGTTCACCGATTGGCGCGTCTGAAGCCAGTTGTCGACATAGGGCTTGACCATCTGCGACAGCGACAGACCGCCGAACGAATAGGTCGGCTTCAGCAGGTCGGGCACTTCGCGGCCGATGAGCGTGATCAATCGCGTGGTGTGGACGATCTTCGCCTGCACGTACCAGCTGTCGGGCCGATACCAGTTGTCTTTCAGCGGATCGTTCGAATTGTAGGCCGTCGGATAGCACCAGACCGCCTCGACCGTGCGCATTGCCTTGATCGGCTTCTTCGCGAACTTGGCGATGCTGAGCTCGTCCCAGCCCGTGCCAATCGGCTTCTGCAGCTCGTCTGGATTATCGGTGTCGCCGGTGTCGATGTAGATGTGACCACGGCCGAAAAAACCATCCTGCTCAGCGGCGCGGCAAAACAGGTCGCGCACGTTGAGGCGCTTGAACTCGGCCTCCAGCTTTTTGATCTTGGCCGATTTGTCCTTGCCGTCATTCGAGGTGAAGCGGATCCACTTCCGCGTCATCTCGCTGGCGATGGTTTCCGAGATCACCCGATATTCCGGGCGCTGGGCCAATTCCGACAGATAGGCGTAGCCGAGGAAGGTGATGCCCTCGCTGAAATAGCCATTCAGCGCGAAGCTGTTGGCCCACGACTGGACACCGTTGACGGCGCTATCCATCGCCAGTCCGCTATTGCCTTCGGGCAGAACGCCCTTCGGATGCTGCGGCATCGTGAAGACGGGAACAGCTTGCGCCGGCGCGGCTTGGGCGCGCATCGCCGCCAACATGGCATCGGAGATGCGCATCGGGGCGCGCGCACCAGGAGGGGCTGCAGCCAGCGGCGGTGCCGGCATGGCGTCCGCGACTGGCTTGCGCTTGAACAAGCCGCGCGCTGCGCGAAGAGCCTTCCTGATCATCGCGGCCCCGGCTGGGCAGCGCGCCGAAGCACGTCGTCGCTGATCACCATGGCCCCCTTGATGTTGAGCAGCCTCGTAAAGGCGCCGGAAGATGCGTCGACCTGATCCATCAGCTTGCCAGCCGGGAAGAGGCATAGTTCGTCGAGGTAGAGCGTGTTCCACTCGCCTTCGACGATGTAGACGTTGCCGCCTTCGCACTGAGCCGCGAATGGCTCGGCGCGCGTGATCTTGTCGCCGGTTTCGAGTTCGGTGTGGACTTTGTAGCCGACGAGATCGGCGACGAAATCCTGGGCCTGGGCTTTACCTGCCTGCCCCGGATCCTGCGGCAGCGAAATGTGGACCGCCTTCGTGTCGAGCTCGGCTTGCGCCTTGATGGTCTTGCGGACTGACTTGCCTTCCTCTCGGAGGGCCACGACATGACCGACATAGAGGTGGCCATCGGCGTCTCGCCCCAGCTTCACACCGGCAGTGCGCGCGCCGGTGCCGCCTTTCGTGCCGGCCAAGTCCCAATGTCGGACCCAGACGGTGCTCCTCGGCGCGGCCCTGACGAACCGGCCCTCGAACCAGGCGCGCTTGAACATGCCGCCTTCGCGGGGCGCCGGCCGCTGCTGGTACTGGCCGGCGACGGCGAACGCCGTCATGTCGTTGTAGAGCTGCTTCAGCTCATCGGGAGGGAAGCGGACCGGATCGAGGATTTCGCCGTCTTTGGTGCGAGGATCCTGGCGCCAGACTAGCTGGAGCGGATTGGCCTCGATTTCGGCGCGGCGCTCGGCCGGCAAATTGTCGTTCTCGCCATACCAATGCTGCTTGGTGGCGTCGTAGCGTGCCAGGATCGGCTCGCCGATCGAACTGCTGACCTTGATCGGGGTGTAGCAGCACCGTTCCGGCTCGAACTGCATCGGAAGGCAGAGGTGGACATAGCCCATCTTGCCTTCGAGGATGACGCCGGTGACGTCGGCCTCATTCAGGCGCTGCATGATGACAATGATCACGCTGCGTCGCTGGTCGTTCAGGCGGTTTTGCGCGCCTTCACGAAATTTGCGGGTGGTCTTGGCTCGCTCTGTCGGCGATTCCGCTGTCTCGGTAGAATGCGGATCGTCGATGATCAGCCGATCGCCGCGCTGCGATGTCAGCGAGCCAAAGGCCACACCTTCGCGGGTGCCAGTGTTGTCATTGGCGAATGACGTCTCGGCCCTTCGGTTGAGCCGAACCTGGGGCCAGCGCTCCTGGTACCAATCCGATAGGATCAGATCGCGGCATTTGCGCGTGTCGCGATTGACGGGGCCGTCGTTGTAAGCGGTCGACAGGTACCGCATGCCTGGCCGGCCGGCAGGCCCCCACTCCCATGCCTGCAACAGCACCGACACGACGAGCGATTTCGACGTACCTGGCGGCACGTTGATGACAATGCGATTGCGCAGACCGAGTTCGAGGAACTTCCCCTCGAGCAGCGCCTGGAGGTGGTCGCAAACCACCTGCATGTGCCAGTTCCAGACGAGCGGCGTCTCTGGCTCAAGCTGAGACCATGCGAGCTTGACGAACTCGGCGAACGAGCCTTTCGCCTTGCGGCGATCACGCTCGATCAGCAGTTCTTTCAGCGTCGGCGGCTGAACGGCGACAGCTCTTTGCGCCATTCACATTACCTTGGGGTCGTGCCGCTCTCCACCCGCTGGGCAGCCCTGATCATGATTTCGAGTTCTTCGTCAGTGTAATTGGACGCGTCCAATTTCTGCGTGACCTCGGTCTGAAGAGCCCCGCCATTCCGCCCGGTGATCTCCCGTCGATTGGTGAAGGCGTTGCCCTGCTCTTTGGCCGCCTGCTCGAGCAGCTGGGCCGACAGTGCCATGTTGCCCTGCGTTTCCGCCTTTTCGGCCATGCGCTGCAGAGCACGAAGCCGGACGGCGCGATGGGAGATCGCTATCGCCGCGGTGTCTTCCAGGAAGGCCCGGCGCGTTTCCTCGAATATGGCCTTCCACTTTGCCGAGCAGTTTCGCCCGGCCCGTTTTGTCGGATCATACGCCTCGACTGTCTGCGGCGTGATCGACTCGCCGAATTCCCGTCTGATTGCGGCAACCACAACCGACGGACTATCGAAGCAGGCGACGGCTTGCACGATAAAGATCTTCGCCGGTTCCGTGAGTTTGGGGCTGGCCATAGCTGTTTCAGACCCGCATCAGATTCGCTTGGTCGACGACCGCTTGCCGGTCTTGCGCGTTTTTGCCTTTGGCGAACGCCGCTTTTTTTTGGCCGGCTTGGATGCGGCTGACCCTTCGATCGGCTTGAACTTGATCACGGTACACAACCCCTTTGCGCCTATGCGGCGCGTAACATGCATGTGCCACAGGCTTGAGCTATGCGAACGCTGGCGATCTCTGGTCCGGCCTTTGCCGCTTCCACCAGATCGCGAACATGCGCTGCGTCCGCGCCATATCTGCGCACTACGCCGATGAACTCCTCAACGTCGTGTCCGCGTATGGTGAAAGCGGGAAGGCCGCTCTTGCGGAACTTGGGAGCGCCGAACGCGTCCCGCTCTTGCCCGCAATGGTAAAGCTCGTGCTCGACCAGGGCGCAGAACTCACCGTCGGAACACTCGGCGCCGTAGCTGGCATCGAACGTGAGCAGGAAATCGGGGATCTGTCCGAACCAGTCGAGAAGCTGACGCTCGATCCGGCCGCGAAGCCACCTGCCCGCCGGCGGAAGGCCTCTCTCACACTGGCCGATAACGGAACGCCCTGCCCTGCCGTTCGGGACGTTGGTCCATAGTGCAGCGATGGAGGCGAAGCGGAGATGCTGGTGATCGAGATTGAGGAGCGTGGCGCTCTCGTCGATGAAGGTGGTGCGGGCCCAGGCGATGACGTCCATCGCCGGACGGAAGATGGGCTCGCCGGAAATTTCGAGCATGTCCTCCGGCGGCCGTGGCCGAGACGGAAAGTCAGTCGACATGCCTAAACCGGCCGATTTGACGGTGCGGGCTGAACGCCCTCAGCGACTACGATGAAACCGACAGGCTCGTAGAGCCCAATGGGCTCAAATCGGTTCTGACCTGGAGCGAGCCACCACGCACAGCAGCGACCGCGAAATTCCCATGTGGCGCGGTAGACGCGGCCCGATTTCATCTTGAGGTCCGCGACCGTGTGGTCCGGAATGAACTGCGCCTCAGCTATGGGGCGCCAATTACGGACGGATGACATCGATCTCGTCCTGAAGCGGCCAGAACCGCGACCACCGATAACGTGTCTCGAACTCGGCTGGATTGCGTCGCGAGCCGAAGGCGGCCCAAAGCCCGAGTTGATGGCGCATCGCACTCCAGCCGAAATAGACGGCAAAGTGCCGCGTGCGAAAACCGTACTGCCACCAGGTGGGCGAGCGGCGACCGGTCCAAGCCGAAGAATCGAATTCGCGTTGCATCTGCATCACGTGAACACGATGCCGGCGATGCAGACGGCGACGCCCAGCGCCAGGAACGCCATGACGATGACGAACGACTGATCGAAAGAGGCACGCTCCGGATTATCAGGCCAGCCGAAGTCTTTGAACGCGCCCCGAAGGTTCGGCAGTTCGTCACGCATCTGATTTCCCCCCGCGCGAAAAAGGTCGATGCCTCCCCTTTTAATGCTTGCCGCGTGTAACCATTTTGGTTACAACAATTGCAAGGAAGGACGGCGATCGTCGGCCCGATCATCAACGAACGATGACGAAAGAACCGACGAAACCGACTGATTTTTGAGGGGGTTGCCCGATGCGCACAGAAGAATCAGGCTGCATGTTTTGTGCCTTCCCCCCTGGCATTCTGTCAAGTGACATTTGCAACCGTTTCGGCACCATCCCCTACCACGGAGAGACCAATGACTGAGAAATTGGACGCGCCCAAAGTTGAGCCGCCAGCGCAAAAGCTTCGCTATTCGTTCATCTCGGCTACGACGCTCGATGAGGCTCGAAAGCGCATCCCTCTATCCCTCAGCAAACTCGGCGACTGCCGTCTGGTGTGGGTTAACGAGGGCGATCTCACGATGCTGGGCGAGGAGATGCGCTGATGGCCCGCTATCTCGTCACATGGGAGATCGACTACGAAGGCACCGGCGATCCAGAAGCCGCCGCCCGCTGGGCATGGGAAATCCTGCGCAAACCACACTCGACCGCCAACGTGTTCACGATGGTCGACGAAAGCGGCAACGAGACCAAGATCGATCTCACCGAAATCGACCAGGCGGGCGAAGACGATGGATGCCCGAAGTGCGATCCCGGTAAAGCCGGCCTTGCCATGGCGCGTCATCTGCATGGGAAGCGCGTCAATCTCATGCAACCGTCGACGGCGCAAACAGCCGTACGCAACATCGGGGACGTGCTCCGCAACCTGCAACAGGGGGCATGATCGATGCCGATCGGTAGTCATCATTCTGCGGCGGCAGGCACTGATGTCTGGCTTACCCCTCCCACTATCCTTGCCGCGCTTGGCGGCGCGGAGAGTTTCGATCTCGATCCATGCGCGCCGCTCAATCGGCCTTGGGACATGGCCCGCCAGCACTATACGATCGAAGACAACGGGCTGGTCAGACCGTGGCACGGTCGGGTGTGGCTCAATCCGCCATATTCGAATAGCTCCCTCGGCCGCTGGATGGGGCGCATGGCCGACCATGCCCATGGAATCGCCCTGATCTTCGCGCGCACAGAAACGCAGGTGTTCCACGAGACGGTGTGGCGCGCCGCCGACGCGTTGCTGTTCCTGGAAGGCCGATTGCATTTCCACGATGCGGCCGGCGTCCGCGCCAAGGCCAACGCCGGCGCGCCGTCGGTGTTCTGCGCCTATGGCTCCGATGACGCCGATAGGCTGGCGGGCTGCGGCTTGCCCGGCGCGTTCGTGCCGTTGCGGCTCCGCTCGCTGATCTTCGGCTTTGCCTCGATCGGCTCTTGGGTCGACGAGGTGATGAAGGTCATGCAGCGCGCAGGCGACGCGGTGCGGCTCGACGATCTCTACCGCGAGATGGCTGGCAATCCGAAGTCGGGCCGCAACCCGAACTGGAAGGCAAAGGTCCGGCAGACGCTCCAGCGCGGGCCATTCGAGCCCCTGGGCGACGGTGTATGGAAGGTCGCGGAGGGCCGGCTGATATGAGCCCCGGCGAGAGAATGGCGGTTATCTCCGCATTTGTTGCGCTCAAAATGCTCCACGACAACTCGCTTACCCCGAAGGCAAAGAATGTGGCCGCGCGCGGCGCCGGCTATTGCCTCTATGCACTCGGAATAGAGGCTTACGGCGACATCTCCGCATGCGCGCCCGAGGGGAAGACGATCGAACTCTTGGCCGATATGCGGAGGCTGGGATGACCTCGCTGCCAGGCTATGACGCATGGAAAACCCAAGTTCCCCGCTGGTGGGATTGGGATGACGGCGAGGAAGACGCTCTCGCTGAGGCGCAATACCTCTTCGAACTTGAAGAAATGATCTTCCCGCCGTCGTGGGGGAATTGGGAACGACAGCCCTTCGCCGGCCCCGACGAACTCCCCGACTATGGGCAGCTTGAGCACATGGCGTGGGATCCGTGGTCCACAACCGAAAATGAAAGCAAATCATGAACCTTCTTACGAGCGCCATCGAATTTCGGCACTTCCATCTCTTCTGCGGCCTTGGCGGCGGAGCCAAGGGCTTCAACAAGGGGCATGCTCGAGTCGGCACCCTCCAGGCGAAATGGCGTTGCATCGGCGGCGTTGACGTCGATTCTGCATCGATCCGCGATTTCAGCCGAGCCGCCGGCGTGCAAGGCACGGTGCTCGACATGTTCAGCCGCGAGCAATACATCGCTTTCCACGGCAAGGAGACTCCGGCCTCTTGGCGCGAAGCAACGCCGGCCGACCTTCGTCGCGCAGCGCATGGCGAGCGGCCGCATGCCGTCTTCCTCTCGGCACCGTGCAAAGGGTTCTCGGGCCTGCTGCCGGAAGCCTCCAGCGTCACCGACAAATACCAGGCCCTCAACGGGCTCACGCTGCGCGGCGTCTGGCTCATGCTGGAGGCGTTCAAGGACGATCCGGTTGAACTGATCGTCTTCGAGAATGTGCCCCGCATTGCCAAGCGCGGCCGGAAACTCCTCGACCAGATCGTCGCGCTGTTGCGATCCTATGGTTACGCGGTGCGCGAAACGACGCACGACTGCGGCGAGCTCGGCGGCCTCGGCCAGAGCCGCAAGCGATTCCTCCTGGTCGGCCGCCATGAGGCCAAGGTGCCCCCGTTCCTCTATGAGCCGGAGAAGCGCCGGCTGCGCGGTGTCGGCGAGATCCTGGAAAAGCTACCTCGCCCGGGCGATCTTTCCGCCGGCCCAATGCACAGGATGCCGGCGCTGCAATGGAAGACATGGGTGCGGCTGGCCTTTGTCGAAGCAGGGTCGGACTGGCGCTCGCTAAACAAACTGGCGGTCGAGAACGGCGCGCTGCGCGATTTCGGGATACTGCCCGACATCGAATGGCAAGCCGGCGTGCTCGGTGTGCGCCGATGGTCCGATCCATCGGGCGTGGTCGCTGGACGGTCGAGCCCGACCAACGGCGCCTTCGCCGTAGCCGATCCCCACTTCGACAGTGGCGGCAATGACTTCCATCAATGCGGCGTCCGGCCATGGGACGAGGCCAGCGGCGCAGTGATCAACGTGAAATCACCGGGGCAAGGCACATTCGCCGTGGCCGATCCTCGCGTCGATGGGCACGACAAGTCGGTGCAGCTGGGCGTTCGCAAATGGGACCAGACCGCCGCTTGCGTCAAAGGCGACGTGTCGGTCGGCACCGGCCCTTACGCCGTGTCCGACCCGCGCATGGAAGGTAAGCCGCGCTTCAACAACACCTTCCGCATCGTGCCATGGGGCGAGCGATCGCCAACCGTGGCCGGTCCTGGCGGTCCGGCCGGAGGCCTCGCTGTGGCCGACCCGCGCCCATCGCAACGCGACGACTACAAGCAGACCAAGTATCGGGTGACCAGCCTCGACGAGGCGGCTGGCGCCGTGATCGGCGCATCGACGACGGGCAATGGCGCGTTCGCTGTCGCTGACCCTGCGCTGAATTGGGGCGAGAACGCCCACGGCAGCAAACTGGCGGTGCAGGGCTGGGAGGAGCCGGCTCGCACCGTCACCTCGAGTCGCATTCTCGCCGGTGGTGGCGCGGTCGCCGATCCCAGGCCTGGCAAGGCCACGGAAGACCTGCAGGGAAACTGGCACGTAACCCCCTACGATGAGCCTGCTCACGCTGTGGTCGGTAATCGAAAATCAGGCGCGAGTGCCGTCGCTGATCCTCGGCCCGGCTATGGCGAGGGCGCGCACCAGAACATCTTGGCGGTGACGGACTGGTCCGACGAGGCCAAGACCATCACGAGCGCGAAGCATGTCGCCGGCGGCGCTCTCAGCGTCGCGGACCCTCGCCCGATCGACGATCTGCGCCGCGCAGCGCTCGGCGTACTCGGTTGGGAGGAAGCGAGTGGCACGGTGCAGGGCGAGTCCCTGCCCACCAATGGCTCATTTGCAGTCGCCGATCCGCGCCCGGTCGGGCTCAATGCCAACCGAGAAAACTACAAGACCGGCGGTCACTATGGCGTCATCCCTTGGGAGGGTGTGGGTTACGCGGTCCCAGGCTATGCGAAATACGATCGCGGCAACTGGTCGGTGGCCGATCCGCGCGAGACAACTGCCGAGCCGCTGTTCGAGCTGCCTCAGCCTGCCGACCGGCTGGTAGCGGTGATCCGCGCCCTCGACAACACCTGGCATCGCCCCTTCACGACATTGGAATTGGCGGCCCTCCAGAGCCTCGTCGATCCGGACGACCTGGACGGCTTCAAACTCGACGGCCAGTCCGACTCGGCATGGCGGGAGCGCATTGGCAACGCCGTCCCGCCTGACGCTGCCGCAGCGATCGCCAGCGTGATGGCGACGACCTTGCTTCTGGCCATGACGGGCGAGACCTTCATGCTCAGCTCGCAACCGATATGGGTGCGCGATGTTGCAGTGGCACTGGCGGTCGACGACCGAGGCAACATCCCGCTGGAGGATATTTCGTCGTGACCCACTTGTAACCAAATTGGTTACTCTGTATATTGTTCTGGTTACGATATTTCCCTACCACGGAGATTCCAAATGACCAGCCTTCTCGCCCAGACCAAGCCTGAATTCCTCCGCGACGTCGCCATGATGAAGCGCAATCGCGGAGATCATGACGTGTCGGAATTCCTCGACGTCTGCAAAGACTTCGCCTCCGGCATCTATGCCACGATCGGCGGTGCTGAGCGCTTCATGCGCCGCAAGGTCGAAGGCAAGAGCCGGTTCAATACCTACTGGCAGCCGCGTTTTGCTTTCCTCGCCGATGTCGAGGCCGTCCTCAACGGCTCGTTCGCGCACGATTTCAGGGCAACCAGCAAGGGAGAAGCGATGCGCGTCAGGGCCTAGCGCCGAGGAAAAGAACCCTTTCGATAGGGCGGCGGGAATTGACCCGTCGCCCGCCAATTCCTGCCACGGAGACCAGACCAATGACCCTGAACTGCTACGATATAGACTGCACGGGCTGGGCTCTTACCCATCCGCGCGCGACCTTCGACATGCTCGGCTATGTGCCTCAATTCTTGCGCGACGACGATCCGCGCCCGGCACGAGAGCAGTTCAACGAACGCTACGAGTTCGGAGGTTGGTCCCCGAACAAAGGGTTCACCAAGGATAACCGCGACTTCATCACCTATCCGGGTGATCCGGCCCTTCCGCCGGTCGCAGAACGGAAACTCGGCGTCGAGCGCATCGTCATGTATCCCGGTGCCCTGCTGGCGATCATCCAGCCGAACGGCGACTTCGAAATTGCTCGGTTGGATTGATGCAAAAGCCGATCGAATACGAGTTCACGCTGCCCGACGGCAGCAAGTGCTACGAGATCGTGATCGAGCGCAAGGACGTCTTCACCTTCAAGAAGATGCACGGCGCCGTCAGCGCCAAGCCTGTCGAGCGCTCCGATGCAGCCGCATGACACACACCGCAAACGCCTCATCAAGCTGGTCGACGAGGTCGGCCGCGCCGAGGGCCGCGCGCAATATGAGGTCTTCCGCGACTTCCTCGACGCCGGCTACCGCGCGATCCGCGGCACCTTCCTTAAGGGCGACGCGTGGCAGCAGAACGAGGACGAATACATGAAGATCGTCAAGCACTGCCGTAAGCCGACCGAGACCATGGGCCGCTATGCTGAGATGCTGGCCGTCACGACCGAAGCTCTCGAAGCCGAATGCTCGGATTTCCTCGGCCCGACCTTCATGGAGGTTGGCGGTTCCAAGGATCTCGGTCAGTTCTTCACGCCGAACTCGCTCTCGAAAATGATGGCGATGATGACTCTCGATCTCCCGAAGCTGATCGACGGTTCGCCGCGCGGCTATTTCACCGGCCAGGAACCGGCTGCCGGCATGGGCGGCATGGTCTTGGCTGCAGCCGAGGTGATGCGCGAAAAGGGATACGACCCAGCCAGGCATTGCCACTGGCTCATGGTCGACGTTGAATTCAAGGCCATGGCCGGGTGCTATATCCAGACCTCGCTTTGTGGCGTGTCAGGTTTCGTCACTCACGGCAACACGCTCAGCCTTGCTGAATGGGCGTCATCGCCGACGCCGATGGCAGTCCTATTCCCGAAGCGTTTCGGCCAGGTCGAGATAGAGCCGCTAATGGAGGCCGACATGCCGGCCGCTGCAGAGCTTCCCGCTCCCCTACCTGCGACCAAAAAAGGCACGTCTCAAATGGCGTTCGACTTTTCTTGCTGACCTAATTGTAACCATTTTGGCTACATTGTAGTTCGTCCCTACCACGGAGACCACCAATGTTTCACCCGAGAGAAGCGCCCGAAGACGAAGCGGAGCGGCGCCGGCATCGCCCTACCATCACCCAGGCCCTCGACATGTGGGGAAGCTGGCACGCCGACTGCTCGCCGCTCGGCTGCACTGGAGACTATGCCCTCGACATGCAGCTCGCCGACGCGTTCCGCGCGCTGCTCTACCGGCCGGCGCTGAAAGACCGGCTCGAATGGATCGAGCGCGAATGCTGGAATTGCGGTCACCGCCAGCATGACCATCGCTACTTCGCAGAAATTATCCGCTGGTGGCTCGCGATCTGGGAGGCCGAGAAGGCTCCTGTCGTAGCGAACCGGATGCACGAAAGGGCTTTGCAATGCGCTTCATGCTGATCGACGCCAGCAATCGCAAGGTGTTCGACATGATGACACCTCACCGGATCGACGAGGATTTCATCGGCAGGACCTTGCGACGCGACCATGTGGAACGAGTCGAACTGGCCGACGACCTTGACCTGTGGGTGTCACCCGAGCCGGTGAAAAGCCGATTCAGGTTCTTCGTCGATGGCCCCGAATATGTCGGGAGCGGCTTCCTCTCAGGGCGCACTTGGCTGGGCGACATCAAGAGCGTGCCACGCTGGCTGACCTACGAGGCCATCAACAGTTGGGTCGTCTGGCCGCGTGTCTACGACCAGCCGCAGCCCCGCCGAAAAATAGTGAGGCCGACCGGGTTTCCCCTGATCGGCCTTTCTCTCAATCCCTACCACAGAATCGCGCCGGAAAGCGCCAGAGAGAACCCATACGTAATGCAGATGTACGGGTGAAGGCAACGCACCAAAACGGCAACATTTCGCTTGCATGTTGTAACCAAATTGGTTACAGATTTGGACATGAGGAAATGTGAGCCATCGCCCACGCGACCTCGGATCATCCCTACCACGGAGACCCGAAATGATGACCTCGACCAAGACCAGGATCGCCTACATCGGAGAGCTTTCCGAAGCTCTGGCCGACAATCCCCAAGATGTCGCGATCAAGATGCATCTGCGCTCGGTGAGCTCCATGGACGAGGCGGATTTTGCCGTGCTTCGAGCCGCAATGATCGCGACTCCGAAGCCTGCGGAAGGCCACCGCAGGCCGTTCCTGCAACTCGTACGCTGAACGATATAGAGGAGCCCGCCCATGAACGCCGACGCAACCGACGACAGATTTCTGATCACGCCGGAAGAGGCAGAGAGCCTGCTGAATGAAGGCGAGTTCGTCCACAATTTCATCGATGGCAGATTTGTGATCCTGGGTTGCGACTACGACCGCGCCAGTGCCATCGCGGCTTTCAAGGCCGCGAAGTCCATCGAGATCGGCGGCGACGGATGCAAGGCCATGCGTCATCCGATCGTAGTGTTCGACCAGAACGGCAAGCATTCTTTCTTCGCCGCTGATATGGACAAGGTCGAGGCCTTGGAGGCATCCCGCGCTGCACAGGTGCCGGTATGACCTTGCCAACCGTCAATCTCGACGCTCTCGAAGCGGCACATAAAGCCTTCCGCGACCCGGCCAATCGAGGCTGGCACTTAGAAGCCGCCATTCAATCTTATTTGGTCGCGTTGAAAGCTGAGACGCCCGTGCCCGTTGCCACCAACCGTCCCGGCGATCATGCCGCGATCTATGCCGAGGAAACCGGCGTCGATTACGCGACCGCGCTTGTCCACTGCAACATGGATTGAGGGGAATGGCTGAGCTTCGAACCTTTTCCGTGCTGATCGCCTGGGATGACAACGACGGCGAGCAGGGGAACTTCGGCGATATCGTGCGAGCCCGCGACTATACCCACGCGGAACGCATCGTGCGTGCCCGCATGTGTTGGTCCCATTGGGGCAACCATCGTTGGAAGGGTGACAGTCGGCGAGGGTCCCTCTCCTCCTACCGCAATGCAGACGGCAGCTATTTCGGGACAGTTCTTGATTGCCATGAGGGCGCCACTTGGAAAGCTGCCGAACTCGAAAAGGCGCTACGGGAATTACTGGCGGAGGTCGACGCCACGGCCGCTCGTACCGGCTGGGCAGACAATGGCCAACGTGAGAATGCCCGCAAGCTCATCGCCGAAATCGACAGGCTTTGATCACGTGTGTACGCATCCGCACCGTCGGCCTCCAGCTGGCGGCGTGGTAGGGTGGCCGCCGCGACTGGTCCTCGCGGCGGCCGATTTTTTATCGGTGCTCCACCGGGATCATCCGGCCTTTGCGAAAAACGCGCTCGGCCGCGTTGCGGGCGCTGGTGATCGTTTCGCCGTCGCGCCGCAAATGACCGTTGAAATACTTGAGCAGGTTCTCGGTGACCGCCTTCTGCGCCTCGAGCTCGGTCGAGAACAGCATCGGCTTGCCCTTGGCGCAGAGCACCGGCTCGGCCTGGCCATCCTCGGCGAAGCGAAGCATCGCATAATGGCCGCCGACGACTGGCGTTGTGAAGCCTGCAAAATGGTTCACCGGCCCTCCTCCTTGACCATGCGCGCATAGTCGGCCGCGATAGCGTTCAGCATGGTCAGTTCCTCGTGCTTCTGCGATATCTCGAAATCAGGGCGCTTGTTGCGACCGGACCCGAAAGAATTGAGCCATGTCTGCTTTGCGGCGATCATGGCCCGAACGGCTTCGAGCTTGCTGCGTGCTGTGATCGGGCTCAAAGCATGCTCTCCTGGCGACGAATGGAATCGGGGTGCGGCGGGACGATCTTTCGTTCGATGTCGATCGGCGGATCGGCCTCGGCGAAGGTCCGCGCGCGAAGGTGTTTGCAGACCGACTTTTCGATCTCGCGACCGGTCAGCAGACGGCCGAGCTCGAGCGACAGGTCAAAGCCGCCGGTGCGCTTGGTGTGTGCCACCCTATGTTCGGCTGCGACTGCCCGGATTTCTTCCGACCAGAGCAGCATGATCATGCGGTGATACCAGGGAATCGTCCTCGACGCGGGCGGCCGCCAATCTCGTCCAGAACGCAGGACAGGTTCAGGGTACGTCCAGACGGCAGTTGGTCCCCTTTCGCGGCCGGCCATTGCCTCCTCAAGCAGCGTTGGAACCTTGCTTTGGCGGCCGGCGCCGTGGTCGATCCAGCCCCGGTCCCTGCTCCACTTCTCATGGGCCGCAACGATGATGCCATGGCTGGCGGGCCCAAAATCCCGGAGCTGGCCGGCGAGCCTGTCGAGCTTGTCTCGCTCGCTCTTGATTTCGCAAATCCAGATGCGATCGGGCTGCACCGCCACGACATCGGCGCGGCTTCCGCCGTGCTCGACGTTCATCTCGTGGATTATCCTGGCATCGGGCCAAAGCTCGCGAAAGCGAGACACCACAGCCTCGCGGATCTCGACCTCGGCAGAGGAGCGGGTGTGCTTCATGCCCTCACCCATTCGGGTCGGCACTCCAGGATGTGCAGTCGCTTCTTGGTCATGCCGGCGTAGCGCCATCCGGCTTGGTAGAAACAATGTCCCCACGTCGGACGACCAGCACGCCAGGTTGGCGTGACCTCGCGCGGATCAACAAAGGTGAACAGCCGCTCGGCCGGCCACCTGGCCCAGACGATCGCCATGGCGGCAGTGAGCATCTCGCTCGCGACCTCGCCGGCCTCTCGTCGGAAAATGGCGCAGTTCACGCCCTCCTGTCCGTCGAGGCGATGCTTCTCGCGTCGCCAGGCAGCGAGGGCACCGGCGTCGGCGGTCAGTAGCAGGAGCTTTTCACCAGGTCCGACGATCAAGGCAGGCTGGCGGCCGTCGGCGTAGCGATAGCGTGAATAATGCCGGTCGAAGATGTCGCGCGCAGTGTCGTTGCCGTCGATCACCTCGATCCAGCCTTCGCCGATCAGGAAGGGCTGCACGTTCATAAGGCTATCGCTCTTTGTCGCCTTCGAACTTGACCGAGATGCGCCAGCTTTCCGCCGCGACCTTCAGGACGGAACTGGCGACCGCATCGGCGATGTCATCATCGGCAAGCCGCTTCTTGACCGCCGCTCTGATTTCGTCACGGCGGCTTGCAAACTCGATCTGCACGGCGTTGTAGAGCTCAGTGCGGAGCGCATCACCGACGATGTATTCGAGATAAGGAACCTTGTTTCCATAACCAGTAGGCTTCCCTGTGTCGGGGTCTACAGGCTTCTCGATCGCCGCCTTGACCATCGCCTCAATCGCTTCGGGCGCAGCTTTCAAGGCCTTGAGAATTTCGGCCTGGAGGGTCGTCTTGACTATTTCCTCGACGTTCATTTCAACTCCTATTCCGCCGGCTTCGCGCCGGCTGCGTCAGATCACGGTTGCTCTTTGCAGTCGGCGCGGGTCCACACTTCGAAATCGCATCTGGTGGCGCACGGGCTGTCCCAAATCGCGACCGCCAGTGCACGATCCGGGCTCCCGCCCTTCCCAAGATAGTCCTCTCGCCAGTCCAGATTTACCCAGAGACTCGGCCGATGACGTTCGAACTGCTGACGACCGATGCCGCTTGCCCAAATGCGCTCCGGTAGAACGAGACACATCTCGCTGATGCCAACGGCAAAGGCGTGATCAATGAACTCGCGGACACGCTCAAAAGGCGGATTGGTGAAGAGGGCTACGTCAATCGGCGGCGGAGCGACTTCAAAGAAGTCCTCGCCAGTGGTGATGTCGCCGGTGATGATCTCAAACCCAGCCTCCAGCAAAGCTTTCGCTATCCGGCCATCACCGGCGCATGGCTCCCAAATCACATTCGACCGCGGCTTCCATCGCGCCACGATTTCGGCGATCAGACTATCTGGCGTGGGGTAGAAATCATTCTCACGCCGTCCCTGTTCGCGTTCCCCGGCTTTTAAGAGGTTGGTGGTGACGCGCTCGTTTTCGGCCTCGATGCGCTGGCGCCAGTCACCGACCATCGCCTCGAACTCGCCTTCCGGTACCGCTGCCATCTTTTGCGCGCGGGCCGACATCTTTCGATCTATGCCTACATCTGAAAGTGTTGGTGGCTCCGGAACCTGTTCCCTCTCGGCACGGGTTTTGGGGCGACCGCCGGGGTTAAGACCGACGGTCGCCTTCTGCGCCGAAATGAGCTCACCTAAACGCCGCTCCGCGCGAATCCGGATCTCTGCTGCGTCGACCTCCAACTGATGGTTCTTGGCCTGTCTGGCATAGGCGCGCATGGCCTCCGCCTTGTCGACAAAGTCCTTCACTTCGTCGATCGACTTCGCGGTTGCCAAGGCAACGCAGGCGGCGTCATACCGGATGAGCAAGCCCATTGGCCTATGCCATTTCCGCCAGCTTGGCCCTGACTGGATCGAGAACTTCCAGCGTCGTCCTGATCTGGTGAAGATCCGCGTCGGTCTCCTGGTGGCAATTGTCTCGGATCAGCTTGGCTGACGCGACGGCCCGCTCATATTCGGCGGTTGCTGCAGCCTTGGTCGCCTCCAGTTCTGTTTCCTTGAGGCGCATCTGATCGACGAAGCGCTTCAGAGATTTTCCGGTGGTGGCGATCATGGTGCGGACAGATCGCTTGGGCTCGCTTGGGTCGCGCGCCAGTTCGGTGTCCACCGCCTCAGAGAACTCTTCATCGATTTCCAGCGGCTCGCTTCCGGCGGTCTGCACAGTGGGCATGTTCATGTCAGTTGATCCTCATGTGAATGCCGCGACACGACACGCGCGGGATTGCGCGGGCGCGAAGACGGCGGATGAAACGGGAAAGGCGCGTGATCATTCGGCCTGATCGCCGTATTGCTCGGCAACGACGGCGCCGACGACCTCGTCGACGTGATCGTCGCTCCACCATTTGCCCTTTTTGGCGCTGATGACCTGCCCCTGGGCAGAACGAGGCGTTCCGTAGGAGAGGCATTCACCAAGGCCTGCCCTGCGGGCCTCGGGGAATGCTATGACCAAGGCTTCCATCGCCACATGACGGGCGCGCATGCCGAGCTCGCCGGAACAGACCGCAAAGGGATCTTCACCGAAGAGCCTGCAGGCAGTGACGATGGCCAAGGCTATCTGATCGGCGGTGGGGAACATCAGATTATCCCCTCGGCAAACCGATCAGCTTCCCGATCCGCCTGACCTTTGAGCCTGGCGATCAACTCGGAATGCGACCAGATGGTCGACCGCAGGGTAGAGGCCTCTGCCGCGATCACGCTGCTGAGGGTTTCGAGACTTGCCCGGTACCAGTGCTGACCCAGATGGAAGTTCACCAGGAACCGCTCCGCAGCCAGCACGATGGTGCGCGCCACGGCCAGCCCTGGCGTCCAGACGACATGCGCGAAGTGAAGCCTTTCCCATCGGCCGGGCTGCAGCTGCGGAAGGTGCGCCTCAAGGTTCTCGGCTGTCGCGAGCCGGAACACGCCAGGATCAGCATCGAAGCCAACGGCACACACCGCGGCGTAGCCAGCGCTCTTCCTGCGATCGATGAGATTGCGCGGCATGGCGACGTTAACCGGCATTTTCTTGAGCCTCACGCCGGCGGCGCTTTTCTTCGCGCTTGCGTTCCTTGCGCCGCCGCTCGATCTCCCTAATCGTGAGGCGCCGGAAACCCCGGCTGGTGCGGACCAGGCCGAACTCAAGCTCGATGCCGGCAAGGACCTGGCCGAGGATCCTGCTCTTGATGTCGTGCAGCGACTGCCGTGACATCAGATCGACGCGGTGCGGATCCCAAACGCGGGTGCAGAACTCGACGCCATAGCCGCCAGCATGAGCGAGGAACGTCCGCTTGTGGCGAAGCGCGTCAGCACCTTGGCGGCCGGCTCGTACGAACCGAAGCAGGTCCATGATGTCGACCATCCGATCGGCGGCAGACTCGTGGACGACAATGCGAACCTCGGTGGCGTCATATTGCGGTATGCCGTCCATCAGGCGGGACCGCTCGCGCGCAAAAGCTTCGTTCTCGGTTTCGCGAGCCGACGGCATCGCCGAGCCGACCCTGGATACCATGCGCCGTTCCACGTCTGGCATCTTGCGCGCCGTATCGACGGCGTCGGCGAACAGGAGCCACAGCAAATCACGAGGTGTCGGCAGCCCACGCTTGTTGCTGGCGAAGAATATCCCCTCGGCATGCCGCATGTGCTCGATGAAGCGATCTATGCGTTTTTCGAGATCTTGGGGCGTGTCGAGAAAAAGGCGTGCCATCAATCAACCCCGATCTGCCGAAGCAGTTCCCATTCTTGATACAGATGGTGCCAAATTGGTTACATTATTGGCAAGCGAAAGGTCGGCCGGCCACCGTGTTTTCCGCAACAATCGCCTACTTTTGATGGCCGACTGAACGCCTGGCTCGCCAAACTCTCGGCGGATAGATCCCATCCATTCGCGCCATTCAGGCCGCTCAGTCGTGATGATGAAATATCCCTTCGCGTCGATCTCGGGAGCGTCGTGGAATTCGGCCCACGCCCCATCGCGAAGAAACAGGATCATCCGCACCGGCTTATTCCGTCTCAGCATGGCGGTCCGATAGGGCTCGGCAGCGCTCAGGACCTTCTTCCGGTCAGCCTCGTCAAGTTTGCAGAACAGCCTTGCTGCGGCCTCGCGGTTGTCTGGGCGGCATTGCTCCGGCCATGCTGACCACAAGATATCGAAATCCTTCCCCCCTTCGCGCGCCAGCGCGCCATGGTGGGTTTTTGTTTTTGAATCAGTTCTTACTAATCCGTCCTGATTTGCCGTATCCGGCTCAGCCGTGTCTGGCTTTTCAGGAAGTAGCTCTGCCACTTCCGTGTTTTCAGTAAGTGGCTCATCCACTTCCGTCTTTTCAGGAAATGGCAATTGGTCTGGGACAGCATCATCATAGACGACATAGTCGTGAGAAACGATCCTGGCCTGCTCATCGCGCTTGATAGTGACCTTGATGTAACCAGCGTCTTTCAGCTCATTCAGGATCCGGTAAACCTTGTCGCGGCCAATGCCGCCAGCCTTCTGAATATCGGCTATCTGGACCTGCCAGTTGTGCGGCTTCGCTAGGAGATAGCAGAGCACCCCCCTCGCCTCGAAGGATATGCGGCTGTCTTCGGCTACAGCATTCGGAATGATGGCAAACCGATCGCTCCTGCGACGAGTGACGACGGTCATGCGGCGATCCTCGAACCCTTCCTGACATTGCAGGGTTTGCAAAGGCAGCGCAGATTGCCCAGTTCGATGGTTCCTCCCTTCGATTCCGGGAAAATATGGTCAACCTGCAGGTTGCGATGGTCTCCGCATTCCTGGCAGCGATATTGGTCCCGCTCAAGCACCTGTCTGCGCACCTTGGAAGGAATTGGCTGTTTGCCCGCCTTTTTTCGACGATCGCGCTCCGCCCAGTAGGCGTCATACTCGCCCTTCGGAGCAAAGCGAGAATCTGGCTCGCCGGAATGTTTCATGATGAAGGCATGCGCGAGCTTTTTCACGCAGGTGGAGCAGACGCAACACTCCTCATATTCGCTTTCGACGAAACCAGGTTGGTCGCATATTTTGCAGACAAAGCGCGCGAAACCATCGCGCCCATAGAGCGCGATAGCTTCGGCGTTCAGATAGTTCAAGCTGGTCATGTCGCTCTCTCAACTGTGAGGAGCGGCAATCCTACGAATTACAAATGGTATTGCCGTTCAATGCTTTAGTTCAGTTTCAAATCCGATCGAGGCAATGACTGCTGAAAGGATTTCTCTCGTCCTGGCTGGACCGGCCGATTCTTGCAGGTATGCCGCCGCTGCTACCAGATGAATAGTAGCGGCACGGTCAGCCGCACTTGTGCCATCGTTCATGGCTTTCATGCAAAAATCGGCCATCACGGTCTTTATTTCCCTATCCCGTGTTGATCCGTCGTCTACTTCTTTCACTACTAGGCCTCCCTATAATGTTTCGTACCTGAAACATTTGCCGCGTAAGGATGAAGCCAAGTCGACATCGAATGAAATCACGACTCGGAAACCGTGGCACAAGTCAGCCTTGATCTCTGGCCTTATCGGAAAACTCCAACGCTTCAGCGGTCAGTTCCGGGCCAAGCAGCGAACGAAGATCGCGCAGCTCGAAAAGATCAACACGAGCGACTTCCTTGGCGTAAATTCCCCTTACGCGGCGGCGTGTCCATGCTGGATTCCGCTCATTGAGAAGGCGGTAGACCTCTGAAATTGCGCGACCGATCGTCATGGCAGGGAGCGTCGCTATCACGTCGTCAAGTGCCGCACGGGCGATCTGGCGATCTTCGTCGAGTGGGCTTAGAGGCATGCTCTCGATCGCCTTCAACCTACCCCAGAAACGGCGCGCACCCGCGAGATGGCCTAACGCAGCGATCGCTCTATTGATTGAAGCAGAAGGCTTGAACCATTCGCCATCAATGCGGTCCTCATCAAACAACAAGTGAAGTAGAGCTTCCGTCTGTATGTCGCCAGGGCATTGAGCTAGGAGCTCAATACCGCCATCGATTTCCGTTGCGATGCAGGAAAGACGCTTGTTCAAATTGTCGGCAACGCCAATTTTGATCCTATCGGCATCGCCAATGGCGCGAATGAAATAAACGGTCATCATTCATCCCTCAGTTCGGGTGCCAGCCAAAGCGCGATAGAACGAGCGAAACGCATCAATGAACGGGCGATGGAAATCCGAATCCGGGCCCGCAAGGAGCGCGTCGGCGCGGGCGATGTATCTGTCGAGTTCCTTGAGTTCTTCTCGGCCATAGCGAAGTCCTGTGATTTCTTCGAGATCGCGGATTTCGTCCGCATTCGGGCTTATGCGTGGATCAGCGTACCAGGCGTCTCTGACGCGGTTTGCCGACCAGCCACGACGATTTAGGACTACCCTCGCGTAGCGGAGGCGCTCCTTGACGCTGCCATAGCTCTTTGGAGCAATGCGCTCCCGAAGCGCGAACTGCGCAAACTCAACACTCGACATTTTGGATTTCTCCGACAGCTTTTCGGACATTTCCGATTTTCCTTCCACTACCTCTGTGTCCGTCAGAGGCAGCAACTAAGCCGAAAGGTCGGCGGAATGGGCCGGATGATTGGATGGACTGAACAAGACGCGAAGGACGCAGCTCGACTCCTGGAAAGATTGGAGCAGCGTTCGAAACGAAGAGCCGGCCTGATACCGGCACAAGATTCCCGGGCGCCGGTTCCTGCGTCGAACCGGGAAGGCGCGGAGACGATGCCGAGCGGCGAGGCCGCCATGCTCGATGTGTCGTCTCCGCTTTCAGATCAACTTCGTTAGGCCGAAGCCTGTCGCTTCGCAACGACATCAGCAGCCTCCTTGCCCAACCAATCGTTTGCTGTCACCGCGCCGTCGGTCATAATGACGATGCGATCGAGAAACGGCTGGTCGGGCATACGACCAGCCTCGTAGCGAAATACGGTCTGCCGGGCGCACCCGATGCGCTCGCCGACCTCGGAAGGCGTCAGTTCGCTTCCAAGACGCCAGCTTTTCAAGGGATGACAATCTTCCATGCGCCGGATTTGGCACCATTCTGGTTACACGTCAAGGATTGTAACCAGTTTGGCGCAGTTTCGCTGTGAATTATTTTGCGCTACCGCCGTCATATGAAGAACGGTATCAAGCTTTTCCGCGAGAAGGCTGGGCTCAGCAAAGCCGAGCTGGCGCGCCGCATTGGCACTAACCGCCAGCAATTGGGGCGCCTTGAAGAAGGCGAGCGAAAGCTGTCGAAGGAATGGGCCACGAAGATCGCCACCGTGCTCAAATGCACCCCGCAAGATCTCTTATTTCCTGAGCTTGCACGTATCGACACCACCCGCTTCAACAATGTGTTCGAGATCGCGAGCGGCACGGGAAGCCCCCCGGAATCGCCCGGTCTTGCCATCGAGAACGAGTTCCTGGCGCGGATGCTACCTAATGCAACCCGTCACAATCTGCGGTTCATGATGGTCGATGCCTATCAGGCAAACAGCATCGTCACCAAAGGTGATGCGCTTGTCATCGACATGGACGACAACGAACCGAATCGACCGGGCCTTTACGCCCTCGATATCGCCGGCGTGGTGCAGTGGAGATACCTTTCGCCCACCACTGCCGGGCTCATACAGGTGCACAGCGAAAACCCGGCTGGAGCCGGCGAAACCGTCAAACCCACGGAATTGAAGGTCATTGGGCGTGCTAGGCTGAGGATATCCACACTCTGATCGCCTTTTTTTTGCGTAGGGTGTAACCAAATCGGCAACCCCTCTTGCAATACGCACCAAATTGGTTACAGTCCTTCCTACGCAGAAGGATCGCTGACCGATGGCCCCAGTCCCCCTGGTTGTAGTCCCCCATCATCGCTCGCGGTCATGTGACGAGTATCTGCGTGTTCCCGGCCGGGCTGGTGTCACCCCCCACCCCCTCGCCCACCGCCAGCTCGGCCGGGTTCTTCCATAAGCAGTCAACGGCACCCGCGACCGCATTGTCGTGCTCGTTTTGGTGCCAAAATGGTTTCACGTGTGACCGAAAAGGAAGCAGTTCGATGACGGACCAGTATGACTGGTGGAGACAGGCAAAGAAGATTTCGGGCGGCCGTGAACTCACACGCGACCAGCTCGCCCTGCTCGGCGTCTCCGAGGATCACCCAGAGTCAGGATTTTTCAGGAACCGTCCGTTCAAGGACGCGCCGCTGATTCCCGTCGCCATCTGGCGTGATGCATCGGGCACGATCATCTGCTTGCAGGGCGGCGAGGAAGCCGACGCGTTGCGCGTCTGGAGCTATGCCTGCCACTGGCCGATCGATGAAGATCTCTATCACTCGGTTCTGGCGGGGGGCACCTGGCCCGACGAGCCGCCTTCCGTTTCGAAGGAACACAACTTGCCGGCCAAGACCGGCGACGTCCACAAGGATCTCGCAGCTGAGCTTGCTGCCGAAAAAGAGATCGCATCGTCCTTCCTCAAGAAGCCCATCGCCACTCAGCAGCAGGCCGACCAGGCTGCCGTTTGGGCGAAGAAGGTCGCGGCGATCGCCAAGAAGGCCGATGAGCTATTCACGGTCGAGAAGCGGCCATGGCTCGATGGCGGCAACGCCGTCGACGACAAATGGCGCGACTTGCGCACGGATGCCACCAAGCTCGCCAAAGACCTGAAAAAGGTCGGCGAGGCCTGGCTCAAAGAACTGGATCGGCTGGAGACCATCCGACAGCAGGAAGCGCGGGACAAGGCCGATCGGATCAGACGAGAAGCCGAGGACGCACAGCGCGCGGCAGAAGCGGCTAAAGCCGCCAGTGAGACCACCGCTTCGGCCGGTGTCGCTTCGACGTTTAGCGAGGAAGCCGAGCGGGAAGCCGATCGCCTCGCCCAAAAAGCCGCCGACGCTGAGCGCGAGGCCCAGGCCCGCCCTGTCTTCTCCGGCAGGACCGGCGCCAAGGTGTCGCTGACCACCTTCTATGTCGCGAAAATCACCGACTACGACGCCCTGCTCCAGGCCGTGAAGAACGATCCCGAAGTTCGGGAAGCCGTCGAGAAGGTCGCCGGGCGCATCGCCCGCAACAAAGACGCCATCGTGCCAGCCGGCATGGAGCGGGTTCCAGACAAGAGGGCAGCATGACCGACCAAAAGATCGTCGCCGTGAAATTCGGCGAGAGCGACAAGACCTATGACTATTTCGCCGGTGCTTTCGACGTCGCCATCGGCCAGCGGGTCATGATCCCGATGCGCGGCCGCGAGGTCAGCGTCACGGTTGTGGAGGTCAAGGACCAATCCGAGGCGGCCAAGGTCACGATCCTGCGCCTCGACGTCCGGACCGACGAGCAGCGCCAGCAGAAGTACCCGAACGGCGCGCACAAATGGTCGCCCGACGGGACGCTGCTCGACGAGCACGGCAACCGATCCGTCTTCGACGACGTGGACCAGTAGGAGATCACCATGAACGAACGAGCAGTTCCTGCCCTGATGGTGGGCGGCGCTATCAGCGCCATCATCCCTCAGTCGATCGAGGAAACGTGGCGCCTCTCGACCATGATCGTCGAGGCCGGGCTGGCGCCGCAGGCTCTTGTCGGTCGAGAGCCGGCCGAAGATGCAGGCGACGAAGCCTGGAAGCGTTGGGGCAAGAAGGGCACGAGCGCGGTCGCCATTGTCATGATGTCGGGTGCAGAGCTTGGCCTGCCGCCTATGGTGGCGTTGCGATCATTCACCGTCATCGGCGGTAAGCCAGCGCTCTACGGCGATGGACTGATTAATGTCGTAAGACGGTCGAACAAGGCCGCTTACTTGCGAACCGGCTTTGCTAAGGACGACATCGAGATCATGCGTCGTGCCGGCGTTCTCCCGACCGCACAAGACGAGGAGCGCAATCCCGGTGTCACTCAGCAGGCTTTGGCAAGGCTCAGCCTTGACGAGCGAACTTTCGGTTGGTGCTCTGCAAAACGTGCCGACAATGGTGAAGAAAAGACCGTGCTGTTCTCCATTGCCGCTGCGAAGCTCGCTGGCCTGTGGGACGACCGCCCGACCCGCCGAGGCAAGATCTGGAAGAATGGGAAACAGGAGTGGGGCGACGTCCCGAACGACTCCACTTGGCACCGCTACTCTCAGCGCATGCAGGCTTGGCGAGCAGCCGGCTTCTGCCTGCGCGAACTGTTCGCCGATGTCCTCGGCGGCATCCGCGACGAGTTCGAGGCTCGCGAGATCGCCGGCGAGTTGATCGAGCACAGTGACGAACCCGTTGTCGCCAAGAAGCTCAGCCCGCCATCACCTCCCAAGCCGCCGAGCCCGGATGCGCCAATCGACACGATTCCCGACAACGGCTTCGACAAGGATCTCAACGACGTTCGCGACGGCGATGTGGTGGAAGACGGGGAGCAAGGCGAGGAAGGCGAGCCGTTCGATTTTGGCCAGTTCTTCGAATCCTTCCAGATCGCCCTGGCCGGCGCAAAGGATGAAGCCCAGGTCGAGGAAATCTGGAGCGAGTTCGACGTGGAAGCACGGTTCCAGGACGACGCAGACAGCCGCCAGCTGGCTGACCGGATTAAAGAGCGGCGGCTGGCCGCGCTCAACCCTTTGGCGAGCGGTTGACCATGGCCGGCCGCATCGCAACCCTTCCCGACCACGGCGCGCCAGTGCTCGGGCCGCCGGTGAAATGGCGGCCGCGCCCGCTGACGATCAAGGAAAAACTGGAGATCGTCGTGCGCCAGAACGGCAAGGAACCAAGCGGCGCGCGGCTCAACCCGCTCGACGGCGTCCAGTTCGACCATGATCCAGCGCTACAGCGCCGCCGCTGGAGCGCCGAGGACCTGGACACGATCCCGCCTTCATGCGCGCTGGACTTCATAGTCGCGCTGAACAAGCCGACCCACGGCACCAAGACGGCCAAAGTCGACGTACCCGAGATCGCCAAGCTCAAGCGCCTGGAAGGGCGCACCGGTCAGAAAAAGGTCAAGCGCAAGATCCCCGGACAGAAGTTGCAATCGAGGCCCTTCCCGAAATTGAACCGGGGGTTCCGATGACGCGGTCCAGCTACTCCGAGCATGCCGTGACCACCGGTTTCGTGTTCATCACCGACAACTGCCGACCGGGCGCGCGGAGCGTCACAAACGACGCCGAGCGCGTCGTGCAGGAGTGTCTCGGCATCTACGGCGAGCGCCGCATCATCTACCGCGACAGTGAGGGCGTGTGGGGCGAGCTGCTCCACACCGGCATCCAGTTTCGGGGCTTCGCACCATTCGACGGCGAGGTACCTGGTCAAGAGAGGGCAGCATGAGCGACAGCTTTTTCACGACGCGCACAAGCGCTGATCTGCAATTCGATGACATCAATGTCATCACCTGCCAGACCTATCTGGACGCCTGTGTTCGTCGCATCGCGAAGCTGGAAGGTCCGCTCGGAGCCGCGAAGCGTACCCAGCGCCTCGCCGACATCTGCGCCGGCGCCTACGTGCTGCCGATCGAGCATTGGCAGAAGATCGAGCCTTCTAAAGCTCCCGTGGCGCCAGCCGCGACAACCATGCGCAAGCGCTTCTTCGATTTCATCGGCGGTCCGACCGGCAATTATTTGATCGGCTTCGTCACCGGCTATCTGATTGGGAGGTCCTGACATGGCCTTCGGCGTTAATCCGGAGACTGGCAGACCAGGGCCGGCTCCTAAGCCGGGACGGGACGACGATCGGGTCCAAGCTCGGGCGCGGGTGAATGAAGCCGTCAAGAATGGGCGCATGCCGCATCCGAATTCTCTGCCCTGCGCCGACTGCGGGCACGTTTGGTCTCCAGCCGAACGACGGCATGAATACGATCACTATCTCGGCTACTCGGCGAAGCACCAATTAGATGTCGAGCCCGTCTGTACCCAATGCCATGTGAAGCGCGACAGCGCCAAGGCGAAGCAGACCCACTGCGGCCAAGGCCACGAGTTCACGGCAGAGAACACGACGATCAAGGTGAACGGCACCCGCGAATGCAGAGCCTGCCGGAAGGTATGGGACAGCAATCAGCATCGCGGTCGTGACGCTGCCTACTGGCGTGCATACCGCGCGGAAAGGAAGGCCCGTCATGGGTGAGACCACGAGCATCAGTTGGTGCGACAAAACTTTCAACGGTTGGTTGGGCTGCATGAAGGTATCGCCCGCGTGCGACGGCTGCTACGCCGAGGCGCTGATGGACAAGCGCTATGGCCGCGTCCAGTGGGGCGCACCCGGCCATGGTCCTGGCACGCGCGTCCGGACTTCGGGCAGCAATTGGCAGCAGCCGATCCGCTGGAACAAGAAGGCCGCCGCCGAAGGCACCCGTCCGTTCGTTTTCTGCTCGAGCCTCGCCGACGTCTTCGACAACCAGGTTTCGCACCAGTGGCGGCGAGACCTTTTCGACCTCATCCGGTCGACGCCGAACTTGGTCTGGCTTCTCCTGACCAAGCGACCGCAGTTGATAGGTCGCTTGTACGAGGAGGCTCAGCGCATCAATGACGGTGGCACTCGCTGGACGTCAGATCTTCCGCGAGAGCGAGCGATGTGGCCGCGCAACGCGGCGATCGGCACGACGGTTGAAGATCAGGACCGGGCCATCAATCTGTTTCGGCTCGCTGCGGCTGCACGAGACCTGAAACCGCTATTCACCTTCGCGAGCTTTGAGCCTTTGCTTGGTCCGGTCGACCCAACGCGCATCGTCGTCCACGAAGGTGGGGCGACCTTCTACAACGATCCGGAAATCGAGCACGCCAGCATTCTGTTCAATGCGCTGCTGGGAGCACCTTCGTTGAAATTGCCGCCGCTCGGCTGGGCGATCACGGGCGGCGAGACAGACCAGGGCGGTCACAAGGCGCGCCCGACGCATCCTGACTGGTTCCGCAGCCTTCGCGACCAGTGCGCCGCCGCCAGCGTCGCCTACCACCATAAGCAGAATGGCGAGTGGCTGCACGAAGATCAATCCGGCCATGTCTGGTTGCCGAGCGAGCGATCCATTCGAGGCATCCACCCATGGCCGGATGAGACTGCATCTGCGCTCATCGGCAAGAACCGCACAGGCCGGCTCCTCGACGGCGTCGAGCACAACGCCCGCCCGCAGGTGGCGGCATGACGCGCCCCGCGATCGATATCCGCATTCACGATGCCAGCATCGGCATCTGGCAGGACAATGCGCAAGACGCCAGTTTCCGTGCCGAGGTGTACGGCGTCTTGATCCGCCAGATGCGCCACCGTGGCTGGTCGATCCACCAGGATCCTAGCATCCGACAGCACTATGGCACTTTGAGCCCAAGCCACCGCCTTGGAGCTCGCGGCACGCTACGTTGCGCCATCGAGCTTTCGGGCCGCGTGGTGAAGGTCGAGTTTTGGTCCGTCACAGCACCGCAGGTGAACCAGAACGGCAGGCGATACGACTTTGACCGCATGGTTCGCATGCACCATCTAGACCAGCTTCGCACAGAACTGGAGTTCCGCCGCATCATCGCTTGGCTGGAGACACTGGCGCCGGTGAAGGTTTCCCGCTCCGCCGGTCGGGATATGCCCCCGATGGAGCGCATCGCGAAGGGCTACGCCGAAAGCTGGCACCGAGACAAGGTGCTCGGACGGCCGACATGGAGCAGCGATTCACAGCGCAAGGTGAAAGACGGGACCTTTCTGGCGCATGGCCAGACGGTCTGGATGCCCGACCGCAAAGGCCGCATCGTTCGTGGAACCGCCTACTACAATATCAACAATATGTGGTGGGTGGTGGCCGGTGGGCAGCTTTACAACGAGGGTTGCCATTCGCTGTTGACCGCGCCGCCGACCGATCTCCGGGTGAAGCGCAACCAGCGCTCCCGCCGATCGCGGCTGGAGAAGGAATTGGCCATTGCGGTCGAGCGGATGGATTTCCAACGCGCCCATCTGCTCAAGAACGTCCTGTTCGGTGGCGATCCGATCTTCATGATTTGGGCGCGTGACCACGGTGCTTTCTACCGCTCCCAATATTCCGGGTACACGACCGACCGCATGAGCGCCGGGAAATACACCCGCGAAGAGGCTGAACGCGAGTGCCGGCGCGTGCCTCATGAGCTGGAGATGGTTTGCCCCGACGGCAAGCATGTTCGGTTCGATCGGGTGGCTGCATGAAGGTCCTGGACTTTGCCCGGCACTGCGCCGGCGTCTCGCTGTCGGCCCTGAAATGGTCGCACGACACTTTGTCGACCGCTCCGGTGAACGTCGACCAGAAGGAACACCCCGACACCGTCCGCAGGTTCATCGCCGAAATGCGGGAACGTCTCAACTACATCGAGGAGAAACTGAATGGCTGACCACATCAACATCGCCGCACCGCGCCACCGCTACGAGATGCAGGACGCAATCGCTCGCGCCCACATGGAAGCGGAGATGAAGCTGCTCCAGATGCATCACGACAAGCTGGCGGCCGATCTCGACGCCATTTTCACGCGCATTGCTCGTGGCGACCAGGTCGAGCTGCACTATCCCGACGGCAAGGTGATCTTGGTGACCAAGGCCAAGCCTCGCAAAGCTGGCGAAGGCGAGGACTGATGCCCGTCATCTCTGTCTATGTCGACGAGCAAACCGCAGCCCGCATGAAGTCCATAGCGGCCGAGAAAGGCCGGTCGATCGAGGACCTTGCAGAGTGCGCCGTGTCCGAAGCCGCGCTCGACTATTTCAGGCACGCGCCGCTCTCCTCAGACCCTGGTCGCGCCGACGGCGGCACGACCATAATCACCAAGCATACCAACATCGCGGGGACGTGATGAGTGCGGCCCTTCTATTTCTCGGCCTTGCGATGCTTTCAGGTTCGGTCGCACGGGTTGTTCATATTGAGGCGACGCGCGGCGGCATGCCGCCCGAGACGTTCATCGTCCTATGCTCGACGAGCGGTTTTGGCGTCGTCCTCATGCTCATCGGCATCCTTTTGGCAGGTGCGATGTGATGGACGATGCAGTTGGACATGTCCAAACTCAAATTGATCCGCGAGATGTGGCGCTGATGAAGCTGCACGACGCCTTGGCAAAGCGCAACGCGCCGAAGCCCGGCAGCTTCACAAGCCTCGACGAGGATCAGAAGCGGGAATATTTCCGCCTCTCCCGCCGGCGCAGCCGGGCCAAGGTGCGCGCCGCCCCATCGGTCCCCGCCACGGCATCCAACATCAACCAGGCGCTGGCCGACGCAGCGCTGATGATCCTCGCCACGGGCGCGCCCGGCGCCGACCAGGTGCGGACCGTCCTCGCCACCATTTTCGCGAAGCGGCCAGGTGTTCCGATCTCGGTCGAGAACAAGGCCAAGCGCGGCAAGCTGAGACCGAAACTCATCGCTAGGAGTGACCCATGAATGATCTTCCTCAGATGGCCTTGTCCGTCCGGCAGCCATGGGCCTTCGCGCTGGCGCATCGGTGGAAGCCGGTGGAAAATCGCTCTTGGAGAGCCGGCAATCCCGGACTGAGATTCCGCGGCGACTTCGCGATCCACGCATCGAGCGGGATGACGCGCGACGAATACGAAGACTGCGCCGATCTCTGCCAGTCTCTCGGTTTCAGCTGCCCGCCGGCCGCCAAACTTGAACGCGGTGGCATCGTCGGCGTCGGCACGATCGTCGACATCGTCTCCGAGTTTGACAGTCCATGGTTCTTCGGGCCGAAGGGGCTGATCATCGAGAATGCCCGGCCCGTCGATTTCATCCAGGTCGGCGGCCAGCTCGGGTTCTTTGACTGGCGCAAGCTCCTGCCCTTCGCGAAGAACGGCAAAACCGTCATGCCGGCGAAATGGATGCTCCCGCAGGCACCCAAGCCCGCCAATGCCAAGCCGGCGAAAGTCCCACCTTCCACCATCGACGAACAAGGATCGCTGCTATGAGTGGCATTCAAGACTTGAAACGCGGCCAGCTCCTGGACGCGATCGGCGAAGAGATCATCACCGCCGAGATGCTGGCCGAGAAAGTCGGCATCTGCACCCGCACCGTCTACCGGTATGTCCGGCAGCTCCGAGAGATGGGCCACAAGATCTTGTCGGGGCCCGGCTTCGGCTACCTGAGACTCGAGCGGGGGCCGGAGGCGCGGCCATGAGTGAAGCACCAAAGCTGCTGGCATTCCAAGACCGTGTGCAGCCATGGATGATGGCATGCTTCGGCGCTGAGATCAGTGCCGATACGCTGGAGCGCGGCGACAGGCTTGTCGAGGAAGTCTTCGAAACTTTGCAGGCGGCAAAGTACCCGCGCGAACGACTGGCGGCACTCGAAAGCTACGTTTGGGCGCGCCCGGTTGGCGAGTTACCGCAGGAAGTCGGCGGCGTCATGGTCACGCTGGCCGCGTTCTGCTTGGCTCACGGCATCGATATGCATGCGGCTGGCGAAACCGAGCTGGCCCGCATCTGGACCAAGGTCGAAAAGATCAGGGCGAAGCAAGCCGCCAAGCCCGTCGGGTCGGCGCTTCCTATGACCGTCCCGCCACTAGAGCAGAGCGAACCGAAGCCGGTAGAGGGCGACCGAGCCGAAACTGTCACGGAGAACCCGAAAAGCTGGATCGCATGGAAGCGCGAGGCTGACGATCTGCGGCGCAAGCTGGACGAGGCGATCCGTGAGCGGGATCTCTGGAAAGGCCGATGCGAGGATTCCTGTGAGGCGATGGACCGCGCAATCAGCGACATGCTGGAGCGCGATCATGGTTGAGCGCATCACCGACGATATGGTTGAGCGCCTGCCGCTGACCTTCAAAGACACACCAGACTATGCCGAAGTCTACGATGCTAAAGGCGAATTGGTGGCGCTGACAACACGTCCCGAGTTCTTTGCGTCTCTGGCTACCGCCGCCCTTCAGCATCAAGCCTCTCTCCCCGTAGAGGCGGAAGGGTGGCAGACGATCGAGACTTGTCCGCGCAATGTTCCAGTTAACCTAGCCCGCAAGCGAGCCGGGCGGTGGGAGGTTGTCGCTGGCTTCTACGATGAGGGAACGGATGTCCTCGACTATCCTTGGTCTTTTCTGGATCTCGACTGCGTCGGGAACTTGAATGCTTTCCATGAGGATGACGGCCCGACTCTTTGGCAACCGCTCGCCGCAGCGCCGTCTACAGGAGGGAAGTGATGAAGCTGACCGAGATCAATCTGAAGCGGCTTATCGACTACCTCACGCCGTTCGACTGGCAGCGGGACTGCGAGATCATCCCCGCATACATGCCGCCGTTCCCGAGGGCTGACACGCGTCCACGGTGCGTCATCCGCTGGCGCGGCGAAGATGGGAGCGACACCTTCCTGCGCCACAGCGCCGGCCCGATGCAGGGGCATTTCTGGGACAACTATGGCGATGACTATAACAACCCAGAACTGGCCATCATGGCGCTCTACCAGGCACCCCCGCCATCGCGCGTCGGGCGCGTCATTGCCAACCACGGGAAGCCGTCACTCCCATCGGATTCCCGCCCATGAGCGCGACAGACAAGCTGATCGAGACCCTTCGCGAAGATATAGCGCACGACGAAGCCCTTGGTCTGAAGACCCGTCTCCATGCGGAGGTTGGCCTTCTCCTCGACACCATCGCGCGCCTGGAGGAAGAGAATGGGCGGCTGAAGGCTGCGCTGGAACCGTTCGAGGAATTGGCCGACGAGGGCAATGAGGATCAGCCCGACGATACCAAGGTCGTTGTCCATGCAGGCCGGTCGATAATCTACACGCTGCGACTGCTCGACCTTCGACGCGCTCGCGATACCTATCGCGCCCTAGTATGACGCTCGACCTTCAGCACGAGGTGGAAGCCATCTTCCGCGCCAAGTTCATGGAATTCCTGTCGTGGACAGAGGCTAACTGGAAGGTCACCGAGCGCGATCTGACGGCTGATTTTGCCGGCAAGAGCCCCGACTACATTGAAGGCTACAACGCCGCCATCGAGGGCATGAAGGGCGCGTTTGAGTGCTGGAACGAGGAGTTCGGGCCGTAGGCGCCTTTTCTTCTTGACTATGCTGTAACCAAAATGGTTACATCAAACATCGATTTGGCGACGCGCCATCGAGCACAACCCTACCACGGAGAGAGACAATGGAAGACAAGAACCTACGCTTCATCGAACTGACCGCCGGGATTGTCTCGGCCTATGTCGGCCACAATCCAGTGCCGGCCGGCCAGCTTCCCGACCTGATCGCCAGCGTCAACGCGGCGGTGCGCAAACTTGAAGGCCCGATCGTCACGGCAGTTGTAGAACTGGTGCCGGCGGTGAACCCGAAGAAGTCGGTGTTCCCCGATCACATCATCTGCCTGGACGACGGGAAGCGTTTCAAATCGCTCAAGCGCCACCTCGCGATACTCGGCATGACGCCGGAACAGTATCGCGAGAAGTGGAGCCTCGACCCCTCCTACCCCATGGTGGCACAGAACTATTCCGAGCAGCGCTCGGCGCTGGCAAAGTCCTCGGGTCTCGGCCGTCATGCGAAGGTGGTGCCCAGCCGCGCCAGCAACGGCACGCGCCGCGCATTCCAGTAGTTGCCATGGTCACGCTTCACATCATGGACGAGTGGGGCGAGAACAACCGCACCCGGCGGTTCGTCTGCGGCATCGTGGGGGCGTTGCCCGACGGTGACCAGTGGTGCGAGGACGAGGTGCGCGCGGCCGCCCATTTGGCCGCGCATCCCGAAAAATCGCATTGCGTCGGCTGTCTCGGCGAAAAGCGGCCGACGCTCGGCACACCGATCTCTCAGCTTTCGGGCCGGCCGGGCGAGCCTGGATTCGACGAGTTCTGCCGCATTGCCAGATCATGGGGATATGATTGATGACTGCGCTGCGCGCCTTTGCCGTCACCGAGCATGACGAGAACACCGGCGGGGTCTACTTCGCCAGGCACGACATCGTTGCGAAAAAGGCCGGCGCTGCTGAGGTGGCCGACGGCGACATATCGGCTGTGTCATGCCGGCGCGCGCCGTGGGCGGATGCCTATGCCGGGAAAGCCGTGCCGGTGCGCCTCATGATAGCCAACGGATGGCATTTCGAATGCACAGGCTGCGGCGCCCGGATCGACGAATATTGGCTGGAGGAGAACCACCTCCCTGTCGATGGTGTCATCGGCACGCAATGGTCGGCCGTCTATTGCTGCTCTCGCTGCCTGCGGAAAAGGCTCAGCCTCAGCAGGCGCCGGAAAGCTGAGGAGGCGCGCGCGATCGACGCCTTCAAGGCGATAGTTCGCCGCAGGCTCCCCGCCGCTGTCTTTCTCGACGGCCCCGAGCCCTGCTTCTGGCGTCATCGTGTCTATGTGACGCGCGACTTCAATGCCGGCGGCGGCTGGCATTGGGAAGATGTCGTCGTGGCATTCAAGTTGCCCGGACTGGAGCATCCCGCAACGTTCGAGCTGAGCCGATCGTGGCGCGGTTACGGCAATCCTGCAATCGGCCCGCTCCAGGCCGTCTACAAATGCGCGGTAGCCGACAAGGCTGCGTTCGAAGCCTATGCCGCCGCGACGAAGGTGCGGCCATGATCGAGCGCCTGGGCGAGAAGATCGAGCTCTGCTGCAACGAGTGCGGTGTCAGCGCCGGCCGCGTCTTCGACCGCGGCGATTTCGACATCATGATTCAGCACGCCAAGGACGAAGGCTGGCGCGTCTTCAAGGTCGGCCGGGACTGGCAGCACAACTGCGCGGATTGCAGGGACGACTGATGACCAGGCGCTGGCAAATGGAACGGGTCGGCAAAGGCATCAACGACCGCTCGGCGGCGCGTCGCATCGTCATATGCTTCGACGACGAGACCTTCGAGACGATCCGACAGCGCGCCATCGGGGCCGAGACCAGCTTTGCCGAGCAAGTTCGCCTGCTGGTCGAATGGGGCCTTGAAACGGAGAACCGAACATGAGCCCTCGCAACAGCCGCGTCACCAGCACCCATGTCGAATATGGCTTCTGGCTTGTGTTTGAGGAAGCCGGCGGCGTTCGACTGACGCGGACCGAGCCTGGCTTGGATCGCGCCGAACGCTCGATGTTCATTCAAGCGACATTGCCGCGCAGCTTGTGGCGAACGCCAACGCTGCGAGCAACAATAGGCGTGAAGGCCGACCCGGCCGGCAGCTACACAGCCGAGATCGAAGCTGCGGCCGAAGCAGTCCGCAGCGCCATCGGCGTCGACATTGATCTGAAAATTATCCCGCCAACATCAGCATAGGAGAACACCGATGGCACACCACGGCCCTAATCCGTTCGAAGGATTCGACGACAAGCCGGAGTTTCAGAAGCGGCGCGAGTTGATGCGCGAGCTTCTGACCAGCACAGTGAATTTCAGGGGGGCTCTCGGCGAGTTCCCTCAAGGGCAACTGGCGAAGGACGACGAAGGTTCGATCCAGTTCGCCATCGGCGAGAAGGAAGGCAAGGTCGTGATTGACTTCGGGACGCCCGTCCACTGGCTCGGCATGACGCCTCAACAGGCAGCTGATTTCGCCAGCGCTATCCTCAAACGCGCTCGCCAGGCCGCACGCAAGAACGGTGAAACCGTCGGCTTCACGATCTGACGCGGCAATGAACGATCAGCCGCCCGAGGTTCTGACGGTCGCGCATACGCCGGACTATTGGTCGGCGCGATTCCGCGACAAAGGATTGCGCATGTCCGCCAGGTCGTTGCGCGAGAAGGCCATAAAGGCGGGCCTCTGCTACCATGTCGACAAGCAGGTGCTGATCTCGCCCAGGCAGATCGACGAGTTGTTTTTGTGGAGTAAATCGTCATGCCGCTCACCGTCTATAAGCGCGGCCGCTTCTGGTGGCTCACCGGCACAGTCCCAACGCGGGACGGCGAGCAGCGCGTACATGAGAGCACGGGCCAAACTGACGAAAGGCAAGCGAACAAAGTCCGCTTGAGCCGCGAGAACCGCGCGCAAGCCGAGATCGACCTCGACCCGAAAGACCTCTTCACCTTCGCCCAGGCGGTGGAGCTCTATCTCGGCGCTGGTAGAAGCGACCGCTTCATCCTGGCGCTGCTCGATCACTTCAAGGAAACGCGCATCTCCGACCTTACAGGACTGACGGTGCGCGCCGCCGCGCCAGCTATCTATCCCACTGCCACCTACACGACATGGAATCGGCAGGTTATCATTCCGACGCGAGCCGTGATCAATTTGAGCGCCGATGAGGGCAAGTGTCGCCCCGTTGTGATCAAAGGTTTCAACAGGAAAGACCGAAACATTCGTTGGTCCGAAGCGCCGCCCAAGCGCGCCGTTGACCGCAGCTATATCGACAGTTTCCGGGAGGCGAGCGACGATCCACGACTGAGCGCCTTGTTGCTCTTCCTTTTCCAAACCGGCGCGCGCGTGGGCGACGCGATCAAGCTCGAAGACGATTCAGACGATATCGACCTCGTGAACCGCAAGGTCATCTTCCGCGACATGAAGAACGGCGAGGATGGCGCAGCCGATCTCACGATTGAGATGGTCTACGAAATTCAGCAGCTTCGTGAGTGGAAGCGGGAAAAGCTGGCTGCCTGGGAGACGCGCATTCTTTGGGGGCAGAATCGGCGGGCTGGCCCGCGCAACAGCGGGCGGGGCGCGAAGAAGCCAAACAATCGGCTGTTCGGATATATCCAGCGTACCTCGGTGTACAAGGACATCAAGCGCATCTGCGAGAAGGCTGGCATCCCCTATCTCGGCACCCATCAGCCAGGGCGTCACAGCTTCGCGACCGAAATGATCGTCATGAACGGCGTCGATGTCGCCACCACCGCCGCCAAGGGCCGCTGGAAGACGAAGAAGCTCCTCATGGAAAACTACACCCACGGCAAGACGGGCAAGGGCGTCATCGACAAGGTGTTCGGGAAGAAGAAGCCCCGGAAGGCTGCGAACGAGGGCAACAAACCAACCGTGAGCCGGAAAGCAAAGGAGAAAAGATGA